AGTACCTTCGCAGGTAAACAATACGGTTTTAAATTTAGACTTAACGAAATATATCGATTATGGTAAAAAAGGTTATACATATCGCTGATATACACATCAGAACGATTCAAATGCACGAATTGTATAAAAGACAGTTTGATGCACTTATTGAAGAAATTAAAGAACATTCAGTTAAATGGACAGATGAGGGTATATCGCACAACGAAATTAGAATTGTTATTGCGGGTGATATCGCACATCAAAAAATTAATATCTCAAATGAACAACTCCTTTTAACTAGTTGGTTCTTGAGAGAATTGGCGTCATACGGTAAAGTTGTTATCATTCCTGGTAATCACGATTTTTTAGAAAACAACACTCAACGATTAGATAGTATTACTCCAGTTGTTGAATTGTTAAACAATGAAAATATCGTTTACCATAAAGACAGCGGTGTTTATTCAGATGAAAATGTTAATTGGGTGGTGTACTCGTTATATCAACATAATGCACGACCTGAATTCACAAAGGAAGAAGGTAAGTTTCACATTGGATTATTCCATAGTCCAATTCAAGGTATGTCAACCGATATGGGATTTCAATTTGAAGATTCATATGACCAACTAAATTTTGTTGGGTTGGATTTACTGCTTTGTGGTGACATTCACAAAAGACAAACCTTTACATTACCTGAAGGTGGTAAGGGTGTTATGATTGGTTCATTAATACAACAGAACTTTGGTGAGACAGTTAAACATCACGGATATGGTATTTATGATATTGAAACGGACAACTACAGTTTCCACGATATGGATAATGAACAACCGTTTCTACACTTTAAAATAAACGACATAAATGACATTGAAAATGAAAAAGAAGAACTCGTTAACCTTGGATAATGAATTTCTTCTTTATTGTGAGATAAATGGAGTTGAAAATATTGAGAAACTTGCAAAGGAAACCTTCGAGAGAGGGTTTTCTTTATTAAAGTATGGTGAAACCCCAACAGGTAATAGTACTATAAAAGAAAAAATTGTTGAGGTTGTCAAAGAAGTTATCGTTGAGAAGCAATTACCTCCTGAAATAAAATACATAGATAGGGAAGTTATTAGAGAGGTCCCCATTGAAAAGATTGTGGAGATAATAAAAGAAGTACCAATACAAATTAAAGGGGATACACAAGTTATAACCAAAGAAATCATCAAAGAAGTCCCAGTGGAGAAGATTGTTGAAATTACAAACAACGATGAAATAGAAAGACTCCTCAAAAAGAATTCCGAATTGGAAACAGAATTGGGAAATATTAAAACATCATTAGAGAAATTCAATAAAGCCACCTATATGAAAAATAGTGACTTGGGTAGTTTATATAGCGAATAATTTCTTTTTCTCAAAAAAATAGTTTATAATTTAATAAAAACAATACTATGGTTTTATTAACGTTATGGGCATTTATTGCTTACGGATTCACATCTATACTTGTATGGGGATCTATTTTTGAAAGTACTAGATTATTCATTAAAAGTAAATCAAAATTTTTTGGTGATTTAATCTCTTGTACATTATGTACCTCAACTTGGGTTGGATTTTTTATGTCAATATGTCTTGGTGGAATATCCTCAAGAATTTTAGACATACATTGGTTACCAAGTATTTTCTTTGATGGTATGTTTACCGCTGGCTCAGTATGGGCAATAAACTCGATAGTTGAATACTTCGAGGAAAAAAGATAAAAAGAATTAATGGCAATTTTAACAGGAACTTCTTATGATGATACGAGGGTTAGAAATTTTATAATTAACTTTTGTTTAGAACAATGGGGTATGAAATTAAAAACAAATGATGAATTATATAAAATTGATTTATTAGGTGTTGACGATTCGTTATTGGGTGTAGAAGTCGAACATGGAAAATGGAAAAATAACTTTTGGGAAGATGACAATTATTCATTAATTTCGGAGCAGAATTTTAGAACAGTTAACATTCCAGCTAGAAAAGAAAAATACTGGTTGGAAAGTTTTGAAAGTAGAAAAAAACTTATTGACAATCCAAGTCACAATAAGAATATTTTTATGAGAACTAATAAGGACTTTACTCAAGTCATAGTTATTAGACCTGAAACGGTTAAAAATTCTAAAAAGTGTATAAGGACAAAATTCCAACCAAAAAATAGTAACGAGGTTGAGAATTGGTTATCGTTTAGAAGAGAAGATGTCGAAACTTATAATTTGATTGATGGTAAGTTTATATTAGAACAAGATGAAAACAAAAATTTAATAAAAAAAATATGGTTTACAATAACCCATTTATTAAAGTAACCTGGGAAGATACCCCGGAGAACTTCACCCCTGAAAAAATCAGAAGAGTTAAATCTTATTTTCAAGACAAATACAAAGGAAAGAACATTCAGGTTATAACTAAGAGTTTGGTTAACACTTCCGATGTGCAATTACAATCGTTAGAAGCGTCCGACAGTATCTTAGATAATCAGTATCAAAAAAGTCTAATGAAGGATTTTATTAAAGAAAATAAAATCACTACTAAATGGGACTTAATTGATAGATTAGATAATAGAGTTAACGGTGAGATTGATAAATTAAATCAGAATAAAGTCCGTTACAATAAATGGTACATTAAGAAGATTGAATTTTCTAATTTTTTATCTTTTGGTGAAGACAATGTAATCGATTATACCGCATTAGATGGTATCACCGTTATCGAATCAACACCAAAGAACTTCGGAGGTAAGTCCACATCTTCAGTTGATTTATTAATGTTCCTATTTTTCAATTCAACAACTAAGACTAAAACGGCAATTGAGATATTCAATAAGTTTAGTGATAAAGATGAATTGAGTGTTAGAGGTGAAATCACAATTGATGGTGACGATTATTTTATTGAGAGAAAGTTATCAAGAAAGAAAACTAAAGTAGGTGAATACAACGTAACCAACAAACTTGAATTCTATAAGAAGAAAGAAGACGGTACAGTTGAAAACTTAACCGGTGAACAAAGAAGAGAAACTGAAGCATTTATTGCGTCTGCAATTGGTAGTGAAGAAGATTTCTTAGCAACCATTATGACCACAGGTAATAATTTGGAACAATTAATTGAATCCAAACCAACCGCACGTGGACAAATTCTAACTAAGTTTATGGGGTTAGAAAGTTTAAAGGTAAAAGAGGATATCGCAAAGGGAATATACAATGATTGGAGCAGAAAGCTGGTATCTAATACATACAACATTACTCAATTGGAGATTGATAATACCAACTATCAAGACAGTATTACCAATTCAGAGAATGAGAATGAAAGATTAAATGGTGAACTAACTAGATTAGATAAACATCTAAAAGAATTAGAAGGTAGAAGAGACACGGTATTAGGTTCTCGTAACAACGATATTGACAGAGAGTTAATCAACACCAACCCAACACTATTGGAAAGAGAGATTAACGATTTAAAATCACTAAAAAATAGTAGTCAAGTAAATGCTGATACCGTAAGTGTTATTGAACCTTCAAAATATTATGACGAAGACCAACATAAAGAGTTAAGAGGTCAAATGGCAGATTTGCAAGGAATCGATGTTGCGGCAAAATATGAGAAAGGGGAGAAAGAAAAGTTAATCAAAAAATTTGAGGAGGGAACCGTTTGTCCAACTTGTAATCGAGCATTAGACGAAGTTGACCATACCGAAGAAATTGAAAAGATTAAAAAAGAAATTGAGGAGATTACTAAAGATATTGAATTAAATAAAATTCAATTTGACCTATTAAAAGAACAGTCCAATAGTTTAGAAGCGTTAAGAGCTGAATTCGACACCTACGAGAGAAACAAACTTCGTAAGGCTCGTTATGAATTGGAAGTAGAACAAAAACAATTAGAAATTGATTCTAAACAATTGAAGTTAGACCGTTATGATGACAATAAAAAGAAATTAGAGGAGAATCAAAAAATTGATGCTGAAGTTATTGCGTTAAGAACTAAAATTGATACCACCACCGCTGATATTAGAATTGCAAATAGTACGGTTGAAAAACACAAATCGAATATTACGTCGATGGGTGAAAAAATTGCAGTTAATAATGATTTGATTACTAAAATTAAAGGTGAGGAGGAACTTGGGGGAGTATTTAAAACTTACTTAACGATTTACGGTAAGAATGGTATATCAAAACTGATTATGAAGAATATGATTCCATTATTAAATCAGGAGTTGTATCGTCTATTGGTTGATAGTTGTCATTTTATATTAGAATTAAATGTAAACGATAAGAACGAGGTTGAATTCTTAATGATTGATACCGAGACAAGAGTTGTTAAACCATTAAACGCGGGTTCGGGGTATGAAAAAACAATTTCATCTTTAGCACTTAGATCTGTATTAACTAAAATTTCATCGTTACCAAAACCAAATATTGTTGTTATGGATGAGGTGTTCGGTAAAGTTGCGGATGAGAATCTTGAAATGGTCGGAGAGTTCTTTAAAAAGATTAAGGATTACTTTGAACATATTATAGTTATTTCTCATAACCCTTTGATACGTAACTGGTCAGATAATATTATTATGATTAAAAAAGATGATAATATATCGTCTATTGATTATATCACCACAAAAATTTCATAGTTTAAAATAAAATTATTACATTTGTACAACAATAAAAACTTATAATATGACACCAAACGATTACAAAGGTTTCGGTCTATTCGCTAAAGACCACGGAGTTAGTTCAATGAACTTACACAACTACAACAAAAGAGTGGAAAACAGTTTAACCCCATATATTTTGGAGGAAAGACAAATGAATGTTACCGCAATGGACGTATTTTCACGTTTGATGATGGAACGTATCATTTGGGTAGCTGGGGAGGTTAATGATCACATGTCAACCATTGTACAGGCTCAATTGATGTTCTTGGATAGTATTGATAGAAATGACATTACAATGCACATTGACAGTCCAGGAGGTTCGGTTAAATCGGGATTATCCATGGTAGATGTTATGGAATATATTAATTCCGATATCCGTACCATTAACACGGGTATGGCGGCTTCTATGGGTTCAGTCCTACTTGGGGCAGGAACTAAAGGTAAACGTGGTTCCTTGAGGTTCTCACGTACTATGTTACACCAATCTTCAGGGGGTGCAGGTGGAAATATCCAAGATGCTCGTATCACTATGATAGAGTGGGAGAAAATCAATGATACATTATTTGAGTTATTGGGTGGATATTGTGGTAAAGACGCTGAAACCGTAAAAAATGATGCAAGTCGAGATTTATGGTTGGGAGCCCAAGAGGCTCTGGATTACGGGATTATCGATGAGATAGTTAAGAAAAAAAGTTAATATGAAAGGGGACGAAAGTCCCCTTCTTTATTTTCCCATATTTATAATAAAAACTAAATATGAAATCAAACAAGACTACAATCCTATTAATTTTGATTGCTTGTTTAGCGGCATATACCATTTTTCAGAATCAGGGGATAAAGACCGATGTGAAGGGGTATAATGCTAAAATCGACTCCATTCAAAAAGAAGTGGATTCGGTTTATGCCGTTAATAAAGAAATCGATAACCAAATTGAAAAAGTTGACAATCACATAGTTAACGTCGAAAAAGACGTTCAAAGTGTGGTTAAGAACATAACTATAATTAAAAACGAAACAGATGAAAAAGTTAATATTATTACTACTATTGGTAACAGTGAGCTTGAGCAGTTATTCGCAGACAGATACAACAATTAATCGAGACACCACAAAAGTCATTTTATCAACAAGAGTGGCAAGATTGGTTTATCAAGACTTAATTCGTTATGACGGTGCTAAGTTAGAAATTGTTGAATTAAACAAAATGGTTGGTTTAAAAGACCAACAAATATTTTCTTTTAAAGAAAAGGATGAACTTAAAAATCAGAAAATTGGTAACTTGGAATTAATTATTACAAAGAAAGATGAACAATTTTCACTTGAAAGACTGAAATCAGAAAGTCTTTTAAAAGAATTAAAAGCTCAGAGAACAAAGACATTCTTCTATAAAGTAGGTTCATTTGTTGGAATAATTGCAACGTCTATACTTTTATTAAAATAAAATGAAGAAATACATTAACACCAAGAACATTATAATTGTTATATTAATAATTCTTTTGTTCTTGGTATTCCTTAACCCAGGTGGATACGTTCCTATGAGAACAAAGTATGTACCAAAAATTGACTCCATACCATATGCGGTCCACGACACTATTTCTGTGGACTCATTAGTGGAAGTTGAGGTTGAGGTTGAAGTACCATATGAGGTTGAGAAAAGGGTGGAAATACCTGTTATACAATCCGTTGATACTATGGAAATATTGAAAGTGTTCTACACTAAGAATATTCAAAAAAATGTATTAAATTTACCTAATGGTGTTGGGACAATTACGTTGACCGACACTATTGTTCAAAACAAAATAGTTGGGACATCATTTGATTCTAAAATCAAAAAACAAATTGTAAGAGACACCCTTCGTTTACCTGAAGAGAAGAAAAATAAAGTTTACTTTGGTGTTACCACACAAGTAGACAGACCAAACTTCATTAATGGTATGGGTATGGGTTTATTATATCAAACCAAAGAGGATAAAATTTTTAAAGTTGGAGTTGGTGTAAACAATTGGGTGAAAGATGGTGTGAATGGTACGTTTACCCCATATGTTGACGCCGGAATCTATTGGAAGATTAAAGTAAGACGATAATACTATGAAGACATTCATACTTTTTATCTTTGGGACTTTCGAAGACCACGAAGATATTGCATTTTTTTGTACGGAAATTTTAGGTAGTTCAACCGCCGTAAAATCATTAAAGTATGTTATTGAAAGTTCACAAAATATAATTGTTATATTTGATTCTGAATTGGAACATAAAGAACTATCTCAAGAACTTTATGAAACACTAGTAAGTGACGTAGTAAAATTTTATTTTATGTTTGAAAGGTCGTCATTAGTTTGTGCACACTTACCTGAACAGGTTAAGGATTTTATATTTAAACCTTTACCAGACTCATCTGCGATTGAAATTAATTACATAAAAAATACCCCCGAAGAATTGGACTTGGATGAGGTTCTAGACAAAATAGAAAAGATGGGGATGAGCAGTTTAACAGACGAAGAAAAAAATTTCCTTGATAATTTTGATAATTGATTTTTATTGTTTATCTTTATACCATATAAACAATAAAACTGCTCTTGCCAACAATTATGAAAAAATCCATCATCATCAACACAGAGGAGATCCAGCAGTATATCAAGGATATCCGTAAAATTCCAGTAATTTCACACGAAAGACAAGAGGAAATTTTTAAACTTCTAATTTCCAAACAAACACCCAAAAAAGAGAAGACGGATTTACTCAATGAGTTGGTTGTCGGTAATTTAAGATTTGTTATATCTGTCGCGAAGATGTATCAGAGTCAAGGTATGGACATTATGGATTTAATTTCAGAAGGAAATATCGGATTGATAAAAGCGGCAGAAAGATTTGACCCAACTAGCGGTCTCAAATTTATTTCATATGCAGTATGGTGGGTTAAACAATCAATTATGGCATCTCTTAATGAGAACGCTCGTACAATTAGAATTCCATCTAACTTAGTTCAAGAGGCTCAGAAACAAAGAAAGAAAGAAGAGATTGGTGTTGAAGATCAATTTTATTTAGATAAGGACATTGAACAACCCGTTGGACAAAATCTACCTTATTGTATTGGTTTATATAATGAAATTAATGAGGATGGTGACACTCTTATTGACTTAATTCCAAATAAGAACGCCGACGACCCAGAACAATTTTTAAATTCACCTGAAGAGATAAAGAAAAAAGTTGCCTTAATGTTAAACGTTTTAGATGATAGAGAAAAAATCATCATTACAAAATATTATGGATTAACCGGAATTGAGTCTAATTTAGATGATTTGGGTGAGGAATTCGGTTGTACTAAAGAACGTATTAGACAATTACGTGATAAGGCCATCAAAAAGTTACGTAACGAGAGTTTTGGTCTACTAAACTATTTATAAAAATAAAAATTATTCCTATTATTATAATATGAAAAAGCTAATCGAATTAATTAAAACATATAAACTTCAAATACTGATTTTTTTAACAGTCATTTTCTTTTTTCGCTCTTGCAGTAATTCAAGTAAAGTGGATAAGTTAGAAAAAAATGAAAAGAAAAACGTTGCAACGATTGATAGTCTTAAAGTTGCACATAAAAATGAAAAAATAGGTATTCATAGTTTTTATGATAATTGGATCACACAAAAAGATAGAGGACCACAATTAATGGAACTTCATTTTATTGTTAAAGAAAACCTAAAAAAAGAACAAGAATCTAAATGAAAAATTGGTTTAATAAAAATTATAAAACATTAATCATTGCTGCGTTCTTGATACCTATCTTGACCGTGGCTGTGGTTTCTATTTCACACGTTACCGAATGGTACGGTTTATCTAATCCAGTAACTTGGGCGGTATACCTATCAATTGGTATTGAAATTGCTGCGTTATCTGCGTTGGCTGCTATCTCAGCAAATATGGGGTCTAAAGTTTATTTTCCATTTGCAATTGTAACTATCGTACAATTCATTGGTAACATCTTCTTTGCCTATTCATATATTAACGTTGATTCTAAACAATTTAAAGATTGGGTTGATTTAGTTTCACCCTTTGTTGAGTTTATGGGTGTGGAACCTGGTGATTTCGTTGGACATAAAAGATTCTTAGCGTTCTTCGCTGGAGGTATGTTACCAATTATTTCATTATCGTTCTTACATATGTTAGTTAAGTTCACTGAAGAAGATAGAAAGAACGGAGAAAAATTAGTAAGTGAAAATGTACCAACCCAAGAGACAATTACAAAAGAACAAGAACTATCGAACCCAGAAGATTTAAAACAATTCGTTGACGAATCAACTCGAATTAGATTAAGTGATGAAGATTTAAAGATATTGGAGAAGGCTTTATTAAACCCACAAGAACCAAATGATGAATTAAAGAAGGCAGCGGAAGAATATAAAAGACGTGGAGAGTTATTGGCGGAGATGATGAAGAATGACCAAGAGTTGGGTTTATATGATGAACCATTTGATAATCCGTTAGTGAAAGAACCGTCAGTTACACCTGAAAGTATCGAGGAAACCCCAATAGTTGAACAAGAAAAAACTCAATTACAGAAATTAGAAGATTATGTTAATCCTCCACAAAAAGAACCAATTTTCCAGGAAGAACCGACAGAAGAAGAAATTCAACGAAATTTTTCCACTATAGAACCTGAAACGGAGAATAATTTCCAGTATAGTGATGAATTTATTGGTGAGGCGATTGATGAGTTCAACCAACAATCAATAGAAGATGAGTTTGAAATACCAGAACAAGAAGGTTGGACCGAAGAATTAGAACAACCCATTGAACCATTTACAACAGTAGAGGAAATCGAAAGAACACAAATAGATGTTCAAACAATTAACGATACATTAAATCAGGTTAATGAAGAAATTGACAGTCAGCCACAACCAACCCAAACAATAACGGTTGTTTTGGATGAGGATAAATTTAAACCATTTGAAGTAGACTTACAGATTGAACAAACACCAATAGAAGAAGACAAGCCCTCATTCGAAGTGACGGCTGAAAAAAAAAATCTATAGAAAACCTATCGGATTCGGTGGAAAACCCCCTCTTAAACATAAGAGATGGTCAATTGTTACCTTTGGATCTCCAGGAATTACAGAATAATAATGATGACCTGTATTGGGAAAACGATAACATTGTAATCCCAACTCAGGTCATTTCTGATTTGAGTATTGAAGAAGAAAACTCAAGTCCAATAGATGAAGGTCCACAAACAACGACCACACCATCTAAAAAAGTTATATCAAGGAATGTTAGTAATTCACAACGTAGACGTTTTAGATAAGGATAAACTTAACATAGTTAAACGAAAGTCAAAAAAGACTCAAATATTCCTTTACGATACACAAAGAAGGTCAGACGATTTTATTAATAAAATCCGTTACAGAAGAAATGGGAAATACAATGATGTCCCACATTTTCTTGTCACTAAATTAGGAATGGTTTATCAATTATTCGACACCAACCATAGTTCGAATACGTTTGATGACCCTAAAAATGATAAGAAAATGATTAAAATAGCCGTCGAAAATCTAGGATGGCTTAACAAAAATACAATCACAGGATTTCTTAACAATTGGATTGGTGACCCATATAGGTCCGAACCTCACATTAGAAATTGGAGAGGTCATTTCTTTTGGGATAAGTACAATGACACCCAAATAGGGGCGTTATCCGAACTGTGTGACCTATTGTGTGATAAACATGATATTTTCAAACAAGTAGTACCATCACAAGGATATTTAGAAAACATATCTAATTTCAAAGGAATTGTATGTAAATCAAACTTTTCTAATATTTATACAGATATAAACCCTTCATTTAATTTTAGATTATTATTTAACTATGGAAAAGAGACAGATATCAGGATATGACGATACAAAGAAAATGTTGAATACGTTAAGGAAACTTAACGAATCAAGAACGTCATTTAATACCCTTAGAGAGCAATCAGAACCCCAACAATCACAGATAAACCCAGAATCAACCCAAACAGACGGTGATTCGGTTGACGTGATTAATGACGTTGACGTTAAGTTAGTATCAACTGACAACGCCGATTTAAAATTAATGGATGATCAAAAAACCACAATATCTGGACTAATTGATTCATTTAGAAATGAAGTTTCACAAATAGCGGACCTTAAACCTGGTGTAACTATGAATGAAACACAAATTAGATTAGATGGGTCAATAACTGATAACGACATTAACTTTGTCTTTATTGTTGGTGATGAACCAGGTTTATACATTAATGCGGATATGTTAATGATTGACAACGACGCATTAACTGAATTAACAAAGTTGTTAAAATTTGAGTCCACGTTTAAGACAACCATGGAACCATTATTGAGACAAAGAAAAACTAATTAATTAAAATGGCACTAAACGATTCAGATAAAAAAGAAATAGAAAGAATTAGTAGAAAAGAAATCAAAGATTTTATGAGTTCTACTAACGCTCATTCTATTGTTGTTAAAATGATTCAAGCCGAATTGGGAACAAAGAAGGTGGACGATAAAATAATTGACTTATCAACTAAAGTTGTTGTTGAGTTATTCAAAACATTATGGCAAAGAAAGTCATTTTGGGAAACTGCATTAAAAAATGTTAGATAAGAAGAAAATTGTTAGACCAGACCTTAAAGGTGAGATGGACGAACTTCAAAGAGTTGTTCAAGATCTAAGTCGTGACGAGAATATCGACACAACTGTGGAAGAACTCGTTGATGCGTTTAACAACAGTACTGAAGAACCTATATCTGACGAAGTTTGGGGTAAATTAGAGAACACCGAATCAAATGAAATAGAGAAGGGTGATATGAAGGCGGTATATAAGATTGCTAAAACATATAAGAAAACAAATCCAAAGGTATTGGCACAATCTTTCGCTGACGGTGATTATAAAAGACCATTAATTGTTCAGTTTGGTGATAGATATCATTTAGTTGCGGGAAACACAAGATTATGTACTGCGGCGGCATTGGGGATTAAACCTAATGTTTTTATCGCAAAAATTGAAGATATGAAGGAAACGGAAACAACCGAATCAATAGGTGCAGATGCTTCTGGATCTTTTTCAGGACCTGCGTTTGGACCAACAATTCTTAAAAAAGATTTATACAAACCAAAAAATACAAAAAAATATAACGTAAACGAGGAGGAGGAATTTAAGGAGGCGACTGACGCATCTTCTTCGGGTTCTTTTGATGTTCCATTATTTGGTAAAGGACCTAAAGGTCGTAGAGACCCTTTAAAGATTGATGGTGTAAAAAGTATTAAACAAAGTAGAGCGGTAAAGGATAAGAAGTTCCCTAAATGGGGAGGTCCCGATGCTGTCTTTATTAAGGTTAAAGATAAATGTATGAAGTTTCCATATTGTAACCAAGGAGACATAAACGCAATCGAAATGCTCGAAATGGAGGAACTAACCCAAGCAATTACTGAAATTGCAAAGGAAATGAAGGTTCCATTCAAAGAAATCGAGAAAATTGTGTTAAATGAAATAAAACTGATATTTATATAGTATGAACCTATCTGAAATAAACAATATAATCAATGATGTAATATCTGAAGAAATCAGAAATACAATCATTATGGAATCAACAAATAAGGAAGTTTACCACATTAAATGTGATGGTGAACCGATTGCAACGTTTGATTCAGAAAAAGAAGCTCAAGAGGCTTTACCCGATTATAAGGCTAAAACCACGGGAGACCTTATTATTGAGAAGGGAATGTACGAATCATATGAAGATATGTTAGATAAATTAGATGAAATGGGACAAGAATTAGAAGAAAAAGAAAATACAAATATGGAAAATCAAAAACCAATCGACGAAAAATTAGTCGGTAACCAAAAAAACATCGATAAAAACGATAACGGTAAAATCGATGGTGAAGACTTTAAGATTTTAAATAAAGAAGAAGAGTGTAACGAATGTGGTGAAATGAACGAAGACGATATGGAAGGTATGGATTCATTCGGTGACGACTACGAAAACTTATCTGATGGTGACGCACCTGAAGATGAAGTAAACGAAGAACCTAAAATGTGTTCTGAGTGTGGTGGTATGATGAATGAAGAAGGTATGTGTTCAGAGTGTTCTGGTAAAATGATGGAATCTAAAAAGAAGACATTACGTTTAAAAGAATCTGAAATGTTGACTATGATTCAAAGAATAGTTAAAGAATCAGTTCCAGGTATCACAGTTACCAAAAAGGCTCAGACTCAATCTAAAAAGGATAATGAGTCAAATGCAACTGAAGTATCTAAGAAAATAAAAGGAGCAACTACATTTGACGGTAACGATAACCCTGAATTCCCTAAACCAATTGGTAAAGGTGAAAAAGTAGCGAGAAAGAATACTCCAGAACAAGAAGAAGAAATTGCGGATAACAGAGGTGGTGGATTGGAAGATTTACATTATGATATGGAACCATCTCAACAATTTAAAGATAGATTGAAAAAATCTTTAGAAGGACATTCTTCAACTGGTAATTCACAAGATGCTGGTAATGTAATTAAAAGTGATTTAGGAAAAAACATCGGTAAGAAGGTAGAAAGAAAACACAAACAAAGAAAAGATATGGTAATGTACAATAAGGACATTTCCCCAACAAAAGAAGTTAACGAATCTAAGAACAGTTTATCATCTATTCTTGAAGAAGAAATTAAAAAGATGAAAAATATGGCATCATACGATAAGAAAACTCAATAATATCTTTTTTTTAACTTCTTTTATCCTTATATTATAACAGAAGGATTATGGAAAATAAAGAAAGTTACTTAGAGTTTATATCGTCTGAAAATTACAGACAACAAATTGACATTTGGTACAAAGCATATAACATAAGTCGTGAAAAATTAAACCTTTTTTACGACTTTGTTGCATCTGTACACGATATGATTGATGAAACATTTCTAGGTCCAGATGTATTGGATGACGAGGAAAATCAAAGAAATCACTTCACCTGGGCTTGGGATAAAGTCATTGAAAACTTCTCTAAGGAAAAAATTTACATTAAAGACAGAGGAGCTCACTACGAATATTTTTGGAATTTTTATTTGGAGGCATATTACTATGTACAAATGGATAATAATATAACAAAAATACCTGAATATTTTCTAAAACTATTCGATTTTGAACATAGGAAGTCAAGATCTGAATTAGACATTTTAACCGAAATCTATAAAATATTAGACCAAAACTTGAAAAAGTAAAATTTTTTCCGTATATTCGTATTAAAAACCGAAATAAATTATTATGGAAACATTAACCAAAATTAAAGGATTGGTTGAGAAGATGTCGGTTGATACGCAAAAAGTTTTTGAGAAAGGAAACAGAAGTGCATCAATAAGAGCCAGAAAATACGCTCAAGAGATCAAACTCCTAATCGCGTCATATAGAAAAGAAATATTAGACGAAATTAAAAGACACGACGATGCTGGAAATTAAATTATTTTTATTTGTATTGAGTATTATATACACATTACGATACATTTTTGAATTTGTGTTTAAATTAACACAAGAAGATTCACAACCCATGAAGTTAACAAAAATTGAAGGTATCTTCCTCTATTTTGCCACTTCATATATAATAACCTATTTCTTAATTTAACGCTGTGTTTGAAAATATTAAATCATTAAGACCTTTTTTCTTCTCATTAAGAGAAATTGAAGGCAATGTAAGTTTAGATATTAAACTTCCATTAAATTGGAAATACGAAACAATTGTTGCACCTTACAGGTCAATAAAAACTAAAGTACAAGATAAGAGTGAAAAATTTACACTTATCTCATTAATATCTAACGCAACCCAAGATGGGTACGATGTTGTTTTTGCCTGTGCATCTGAAATTGTTAATGTTAACAAAGAAGAGGAAGAGAAAAGAAAATTATTCCAAGCTAAAGTGAAAGAACTGGAAAATCTTTTCCAAAAAGAATCATTGAATAAATTAAAAGACTTAAATTTTCTCGAAGTATATGGACAAGAGGATGAAACAAGCATCGGATTGGTTGGAGAAGGAGATGGGGAAGGATCAATTGGAGATTCAGAACCACAAGATAAAAGCGATTCAGGAGATAAAGAATCTGAATAAGGAAGAGTTATTTAAACCTAAACCGAAAAAGAAAGTATCTATTATAAGTAAACTACTTATAATCTTAGGCTATGGAAAAAAAGGGTGAATTGCTTAATCAATTGGCAATTATTGTTGATTTAATTGAAAACATAAACGCAGATACAAAATCTAGTACCATCATATTCGAATTATCGAAGATGGAATTTGATAGAGTGTTTGAATATATGGAAAAGAAATATGATAGGAGAACTGAAAAACCTAAAAATTCATTCAACATCACAATTGGTGGAGTTGATGTGGTCTTTAATACGAGTAATGTCTAAACAATTCGGTTCTTTTGTAACCTTTAGACTCTAACATTTCATAAAGTAACTTTCGTTGGTGAGTGGTAATGTCCTTAACAAATAGGAAATTACCTCTTTTTCGTTTAAGGAGGTCAGACTTTATTAATTCAAACAATCTTTCCGAATCGGCAATATTCTTGTTACCAAATAACTTAATGTCATTTTCAATTTGAACAAATATATTTTTGTTTAGTGTGAATATGTGAGCAATTTCAGTTATCACATCTAACTGTTTAATCATTTCGTGATACCTGATTCTTTTTTTAGTTTGAAAATCGTAGATTAATTCCTCTTTCCAGTAAGGTATCATTTCTTTAATACGATATGTGTCACCTTCAATCTTAGCTTCAATATTACGTCCTAAACTATCTTTAACATAGGTTTTGGTTGCCCATCTATTATTTGGAAATACCAAACCTAACTCAAAAATCTGTTCTTGTTTTCGTTTACCTCCTTGAAGTTTAACAAATGGTGGTTTCCTTTCTGTTTTGAATTCGTGCCAATATTCAGTAACGGTGGTTCTTTTCATACACCTATACAAAATCTTAACTCTCTTCTTATTACAGAAAAGTACTATAAAGTATTTTCCATTTTTCATATGAATTTACTTATAAGAGAAAACAAACCATATACCGCAGCACCTATTACCACTATTACGGTTAACAAAGCCCACTTTTCCATTTTTAGGGCTTCCTTCTCCATCAGTTCTCTCATTTCCTGTTTTTTACATTTACTACATGCCATAATAAAATATATACTATTAATTTCTTTTTTTCAATTTTATTAGTTATATTTTTTAATAACTTAATTTAATAGAAATGATATCATACATCGGAGGTAAAGCAAGAATTGGTAAATGGATAACCCCATTCATCCCAACAGACATCGAAACATACGTAGAAGGATTTTCGGGTATGTTCTGGGTCTTTTTTAACATGGACCTAACAAAGTACCCAAATCTTAAAACGGTGGTCTACAATGACTTTAATAGACTAAACGCGAACCTTATGAAATGGGCGAAACAATACGATGTTCTTTGGGAAGAGTTAGCGAAATACCCTTGTCAACAATTAGGGGTGGTTGATACACCTCCAGAGTACGCTGAAATGTTTAAAACATACCAAAGAGAGGTCTTTAATTCTGAATTGGTTATTACTGAAGAGAATAGTTTAGACATTGCGGGTAAGTATGTTTACGTATTAACACAGGTGTTCTCAGGATCTAAACCTGAAACCGCTACGTATACCGATTACAAAGGAAAATATCGTTGTAAGGTTCTTATCTTTATGGATAAATTAAAGAATCCAAAATATAGGGAACATTTTGACAAATTGACATTTGTTGAGAATATGGATTTTCAAAGTGTGGTTGAAAAATACGACTCACCAACAACTTACTTCTATATGGACCCACCATATTGGAAAACTGAGAATTACTATTCTAATCATGATTTTGATGTAAATGACCATACAAGATTGGCCGATTGTATTAAAAATATCCAGGGTAAATTTAGTTTATCATATTATGATTTCCCTAAATTATCTGAATGGTTTCCAAAAGATGAATACAGATGGGAACAAAAAGACTTCGCCAAGGCGGCAGCCGCGAGAAAGGACGGTAAACAGAATTTAGGTACCGAACTCTTGATAATGAACTATTAAAGGTTCATATTTATTAAAAAAATTTTATGGAATCATATTGGTACGTGGTAAAAGTTTTACCCGGTAAAGAAAGAAAACTATGTGAACAATTTAATAAAGATATTGAACATAGTAGAATTAAAAATATAACACGATTTGTTTGTCCTTTAGAGAGAGAATCGGTTGTTGTGAGAAATAAAAGAGTAACGAGAGAGAAGGTACTTTATAGTGGGTATCTTTATTTTGAATCACATAGAAAACTTGAGAACGACGATTTAAAAGTTATAGCGTCAATTCAAAACATTATGGCTATGGGTGGAGATAGAACTCCTGTCCTTTTAAATCAATCCGACATTAGAAGAATATTGAAGGATGACACCTTGGAAGAACATATTGAATCTAAAAGATTAGTTTATAACATTGGTACAAAGGTGAAGGTAATCGAAGGACCATTTGGTGGGTTTAATGGTGTTATTAGTGAAATGAACGGTGAAAAAGTTACAATTGAGATTAAAATTTTTGGAAGAAACAGTAATGTTGAGTTAACTTTGTCTCAGATAGAAAAATCAAATGACTAAAATACCCCCTGAAGTTTTAATTTATATCCAAACAGTTAAAACTTATTTGAAGAATAATATAGAAGCTAGAGAATATTTCATTGGGGAATCCGATGAAGAATTATTTTTTGAACACCTTTCGGAAATTTCACAAAAAAATTTTGAGACAAATGGTGAAGTAATGTTAAATAAAGAACAGTTTGAGTTATTAAGAAAAACTGTGATTGCAATATCCATAACCAAAAAAGATATTCCAGAAGAACCAAAAGAAAATGATAATATGTTTTTCGAAATGAAAGGTTTTGGAAAAATATGTCTAAACTAACTTTATTAAGTTAAGTTAATCCTTTATATTTTTTATTAATGAAAAGAAACTTAGTTATACCGTTTGCACTTTATGATAATGTGTATGGTACAGAACATCCTTCACCACAATTGTTTGTATATCTCTTTGGTGAATTACCATCGAAATACACCAATATGCGTAAAAGCTACGACCCATCTATTTTAGATTATTTAAAGGAAAATGGTTTTAAAGAAGAATCAAAAATATTCTCAAATAATCGTAGATACGATTTAAGTTCGCAAATTTTATTAATCAACGATGACAAACAAATGTTCATCGAAGTTCAATATAGTATAGATACCACAAAAAATAACTTAGCTCAAGTTGATATTTTTTACAACCTCAAAAATGGTGAGTTAGAACAACAAATCAATTTAGAAGAATTTGTTAAATTCGAAAGAACAAAGAAGAAAGCAAATATTCAACTTGTTAAAAGTGATATGGGTCATTTAGATACTGAGGAGTATGATTTATATGTGGCACCTATGGACCTTGAATTAAATTACGGTTCACCCTTTTTAAAAATACACGATGCAATCGTTACTCGTTTAAATAAACCTAACGATAAAGGAATCATTCTTTTACATGGAGACCCTGGAACTGGTAAAACTTCATACATCAAACATTTAACAACATTGGTCACGGATAAGGACATTTTATTTATTCCACCATCAATGGCTGAGATGTTATCGGAACCATCAATTATTCCTTTCTTAATGGATCACAAAAACTCCATTTTAATTATTGAAGATGCGGAACGAGTAATTGCTGATAGGGAGGGGAATGGTTCACCCGCTGGAGTGTCCAATATTCTTAATTTAACAGATGGTATTTTAGGGGATTGTTTATCTATTCAAATCATTGCCACCTTCAATATGAAAAGAGAAAAAATTGACCAAGCATTACTTCGTAAGGGTAGGTTAATCGCTGAACATAAATTTGAAAATTTATCAGTAACTGACACTAACAAATTATTAAAACATATAGAAAAAGATTTTGAATCTTCAGAATCAATGTGTTTGGCGGATATATATAATATAGATGTGGAGATATTCAGAACATCAAATAAAAGTAAAATAGGATTTAACAGTTAAAAAAAATATGGAAAACGTAACATCAGAAAAAGTAAAACAATTACAATCAGAAGGGAAAAAAGTTTTAGTCGATTATTGGGCTAAATGGTGTGGACCCTGCAAAGCATTAATACCAAGACTTGAGTCTATCGAAGCACAATATCCTGATGTGGCTTTCGTTAAAGTGGATGTTGATGAAAATATGGATTCGGCGTTAGATTTAGGGATAAGAAGCGTTCCTACCGTGATTATATATGACGGGGAAAAATTAATAAGCAGATCTCAAGGGGCGAGTGCTGAATCTTTTTATAAGGACATTTTAAATAATTTGTAATTTTATGGACAATCAAATTTTTATATTTAGTCTCTTAGGTTGTGGACATTGCAGAACGTTAAAAGAAAAACTTAACGAGTTGGGAATTCCATTTACCGATTTAGAAATTAATTCAAATAGAGAAATTTGGGACCAAGTTGTGAAACAAACAGGACTTAATGTGTTACCAACGGTTTTCATTAAGAAAGGTGAAACCGATGACGGACCTGTTTTTGTGCCGAGTAGAGACTTTAAAAGTCAAGAAGAACTACTCGAAAAAATAAAAATTTATCTGTAATTTAAAAAAGGGAACTAAAATTCCCTTTTTTTATGCTGACAACTGAAATAAAAAGTATTTATGTAAAAGACTTTACTTTCTAAATGGCATTACAACAGATAAATTGGTTACAGATTGACACTTCAAACGTTCCTTCGGGTTCGTTAGTTACTCTTGCAAGTGCTGAATATCCCTTTGAGGCGGTATATACCAAAAATTTTGGGATATCTGGTTCATTAATATTAACAGGTAGTTTAGACACCACAGGTGACGTTGTTATTGGTGGTAACTTAACGGTTAAAGGTAGTACAACGGCTATCGATTCAAATGTTGTTACCATAGGTGATAACATTGTTGAGTTGAATGGTACTATGGGAGCATTCGGAGGTTTATTAATTAAAGACCCAACCGCACCCAATCAAATATCAGGTTCATTACTTTGGGACACCTTAAACGATAGATGGATTGGTGGACCTTTAGGTAATGAAGAAGGATTCATCCAAGATACACAATTCAGTAATTTTTCAAGTTCAGTATCCACAGCCGTAAATGAAATCGGTATATGGAGACAAACGGGGTCATTCTACGCCGCTAGTCAAGATTTACAAGTTACTGGTTCAATGAGAATTAAAGGTGACTTAATTGTTGAAGGTAAAACCACTTTAGTTCAAACTTCAGACCACAATGCAGAATCGTTAGTCGTTTCTGGTGCTATGAGTATCGTTAAAAATCAAATAAATAGTCATATAGTGTCGGCATCCTTAGCAATTCAGGGACTTGGGACACTATCTGACGTTAGTAGTAATGCGGTAATTGATTTGGGTGGGTTTTTCTAATTAAAAATAAAGTATTTATATAAATAAAACAGATAATAACACAAGATGGCACAAATAATTAAACACAGAAGAGGTCAATTATCGGGAGTTAAGTCTTTAACAGCTAGAAACGCCGAATTCATTATCGCCTCAGGATCAATTTCAGACCTAAACGGACCATTCGTTTTCATCGGTTCACCAAATGGTACAGATGAAGGCGTTGCGGGAGCATTTAAATCGGTATCGAAGGTTTATCAAGGTGCTACTGCCCCAACAATAACCGCAGGTTCATATGGTTCCATTTTAGATGGTACACCATTCTACGCAAGTGGTAACGAATCGTTATACATATTGAATAATGACGGTGCGGGTGGTAACACTAGACTTGATCTGACAGGTAACATTGAGGGTAACCTTATTTCAGGTGTAACAATAAATAATATCACAGGTACAACCGCAAATATTAAAAACATTTCAGGTTCGTTTACTGGTAGTGGTATTGGACTTTATGATATCCCAGCAAGTGGAATCACTGGTTTGGAATTAAATAGAATTTCTGACGGTAGTGCAACTGCGTCTATTTCACAAGCAAATGGTTTAAGAATTAACGTTAATACCGAAATCACTGGAGCATTAAATGTATCAGGTGATATTACAGGTTCAAACTTACGATTAAGTGGTAACGCCGACATCACAGGTAACATTGTTTTAGGTGGTAACATTACAATTGGAGATGCGAATACTGACATTATCCAATTCGGTGGTGAGGTAAGTTCATCAATTGTTCCTGACGTACATAATTCATTTGACTTAGGTTCTTCATCAAAGAATTGGAGAAATCTTCATGTTAGTGGAACTGCATATGTGGATACGTTAGAAGCAAGACAAGTAAACTTTACAGACTTAGGGGTTTTAGAAGATTTATCTGTAAGTGGTAGTACATACTTAGGTAATGGTGGAGATATTACGGTTATTAGTGGTTCAATATATAACGATCAATTAACAGAAAAAAGATTGGTTGTTGTAGGAGCTCAAGGTTTATTAACTGATTACAGTGGTATAACTTTTGATAACGGTAATTTAAATGTTTCGGGAGCGATTGAAGTAACTAACATTCAAGGTACGGGGTCATTATATCTAAAGGCAGATAAGAATGATTCAAGACATTTTGAAATTTATAATACATCAACAGTCGACACACACATTAAATCTAATGGTGGATTAAGTTTCTTTGGTGACGACACCAATTACTTAAAAATAGACGATTCGTTACAGACAGCAACAATTGTTGGTGTGAACGGTGTACTTATTAGTTCTTCATTAAATGTTACTGGTTCATCTACATTAAGTTCAACATTAGAGGTTCAAGGGGCAACAGGGATTAACTCAACATTAGATGTTACAGGTTCGGCAACATTAAAATCAACATTACAAGTAAACTCCACATCAGAATTAAAAGGTGCTGTTGGAATGAACTCAACGTTAGATGTTACAGGTTCTGCACAATTCAAATCAACTATTAACGTTGATGGAATTGCAACAGTTTCATCTTCGGTTGTTGAAGATTTGACACAGGATAGAATTGTGGGTGTTGGTTTAGGTGGAGCTTTAATTGACTATAGTGGATTAACATATAATGGTACAACTTTAAAAGTTGGTGGTGGATTATTTGAAGTGGACAACTCCGATGGGGATGTTAGAACATCAGGTTCATTAACAACAAATGGTTTAACAAACAACGGTGATTTAACTGTAAATGGTGTTCTAACCGTAACAGGAAATACACAATTACAATCAAATCTATATATTTCTGGTAATCTAGAAGTTTTAGGTTCATCAACAAATGTAATCATTCAATCACAAACAATTGAATTAGACGATAACATCATTAGATTGAATGCATATTCTCCATTCCAACGTTACGCTGGTTTTGAAGTTATTGATTCGGGGTCTTCAGGTGTTTCGGCTTCAATGGTTTGGGATTCACAAAATGACTATTGGATGTTTGTTTCATCTAGCGGGTTGTCAAGTAAATTTATTGGAACAACGGCCGCAGCATATGGTTCAGAAACAAGTTTAACTGACACATATTTTCCAATAGCGACTGGTCCAAATACAATGGGTGATAGTTTATTGAGATATTCTGGAACGACCTTATCATTCAACACAAACAAATTTACAGTTGATTCTGGTAATGGTGATACAATGGTATCTGGTAACTTTACATTAAGTTATTCAGGTGGAACAGACAATGGAACTAAAACCTCAGCAATTTTATTCAGAAACTCAAGTAACGTGGTTGGTTTTGTTACAACAACAGAAACAGAAGATGTTATGGACGGTATTTTAGGATATAAACACACAGGTGGAGGATTGGTTTTCTCAACGGTAATTGATGGTGGGACATACTAAATAAATTACAAATAAAAATAAGGGGAACTCAAAAAGTTCCCTTTTTTTGTTTATTTAATTAAAAGTTTTGTGTATTTATAATAAGATCTACATAGATTAAAATTAACCGTGGTATATACCACAAAACATAGGAGAGAACATATATATGTCACAAATAGTAAAACTGCGTAGGAGTAGTGTATCCGGTCAAAAACCCACTAACTCAAATTTACAATTAGGGGAATTAGCATTAAACACTACTGACGGTAAGGTTTATATGTCTAAATCCGGTTCTCTCGGACCATCAGTTGAGGAATTAATCTCAACAAACACGGTTAATACAGGTTCAGTTAATATTAGTGGTAGTTTCAATTTAGATGGAAATCAAACAATTACAGGGTCTTTATATTCCACCAATTATATTAGTGGTAGTCAAATATGGGGAGATGGTAGTAATTTAATTAATATTCCATTAAGCGGTGTTACTAATTTAGTGACTATTAGTGGGTCTTTTGATAATAGAATAAATAATATTACAAGTTCATTAGATTCTATTAATAACTTTTCTTCTAGTGTTGTTTTAACATCACAAACAGGATCAATGACCGTTTTAAGTGCTTCATTTGCGGCAACTGCGGCATTTGCACTTAATGCTGGTGGAGGAGGTGGTTCAGCAATAGGTTCATATAGTTCTTTAGAAGTTACAAGTGCTGCCTCAACATGGAGTTTTGCTCATAATTCCGGACAACAATATCCAATATTTCAAGTTTTTGATAGTAACGGTCTTGTTGTTATTCCAAGTCAAATAAGGGCAATTGATGAAGACCTTGCTGAAATTATTTTCCCAAGTCCACAAACAGGTAGAGTTATTGCTTCTCTTGGTGGTGGTAATGGAACAACACAAGAATTTATAAATTCAAATTTGTGGACTGTTAATCATAATTTAGGTACAGATTATCCCGATGTAACAATATGGGACTCAAATAGAAATATAATATTTCCAAATAGAATTGAATCCGTAAACACAAATCAAATTAAAGTTTATTTTAGTGTTCCCGTTAGTGGTCACGTTAGTGTATCGAGAGGTGGACACCTGTTAAGTGGTTCGGTAAATACAATAGAAGGATTAGTTAGTGGTAGTTCACAAATTATTTATAGTGGTTTAACAGGAATACCGAATGGTATTGTTTCTGGCAGTGAACAATTAACGGGGTCTTATGACACTCGTTATGTGTTAAGTGGATCAATCACACAAACAACTTGGGATAATATTGCAAACAAACCGAGTGGATTAATATCTGGATCAATTCAGGTAGACTTAACGGGTACAACAGGTTACTCAACGTTTAGTTCATCTGTTGCAACAATAACTAGCGGATTAACAAGTACAATAACAAGTTTAAGTTCTTCATTATCAAGTTCAATTGATAATTTAAGTTCTAGTGTTGCTTCAATTAACAATACACAAAATGGTAGATTAGATTCACTTGAAACCGCAAGCGGTAGTATTAGAAGTGATTTTAATTCTTTTACCTCATCGTATACAACAGTATCTAGCTCATTAGATTCAAGACTTGATGTTCTTGAAACATATAGTGGTTCACAACAAGTACCAACAGCGTCTTTTGCTTTTAGAGCACAACGGACGGATGTATATTGTAAAAATATGTCAGGTACCCAAATTAATAAGGGAACCGTTGTTAGAATTGTAGGTTCGGTTGGTGATAATCCATTAATTGGTGTTGCATCATTTTTAACTGAAGGACAATCCGCAAATACTTTAGGTGTTGCGGTTGAAGACATTCCAAATGATAGTTTTGGTTCGGTAATTACTGAAGGTGTTTTACTTGGTGTTAATACTAGTGGAATGACCGCAGGACAGTTACTATTTTTAGGTGCTAATGGAACATTTACTACATCATATCCCGTGGCGCCAAATCACGGTGTTAGGCTTGGTGAAGTATTAAGAGTTCAACAAAATCAGGGTTCAATATATGTTCGTGTAGATAACGGATCAGAATTGGGTGAATCACACGATGTATATGATACCACAACCAATTTATCATACGGTGACTTATTGGTTAAGAGTGGTAGTGTATGGGTTAATAGTAAAAATTTAAATGGTGATTACGCGGTTACAGGTAGTTTAACAATTACACAAAATTTAACAGTATTAGGTTCATCATCACTTGTATATGTAACATCATCAAATTTAGCTGTAAGTGCTTCATTCATAAGTGTAAATGTATTTGAACCCGCCGAAAGATTTGGTGGAATAAAAGTTTATGATAGTGGTAGTTCAAATGCCACAGCATCATTAGCATGGGATAGTTTACATAACCATTGGGTTTATCAAAACGCTAGTGGTAGTTCTTATTCTGGTGGTATGTTACTTTCAGGACCAAGAAATTCTGGGTCTTTAGGTGATGAACCAAACTTGATAAATGGTAGAATTGTTAAGTCAGTTGGTGGAGACCATATTGACGTATCTATCATATCTGAAACTGGAACAACGATAACAGTTGCGGGTGATTTGGTTGCCAATTCAATAACTGGGGCTTTTGATTTCTCTGGGTTAATTAATAAACCAACTCTAATTTCGGGTAGTTCACAAATAACATATTCGGGATTAACAGGAATTCCATCAGGTATCGTTTCTAGTTCTTCACAAATAACATATTCGGGATTAACAGGAATACCGAATGGTATTGTTTCTGGTTCAGAACAATTAACAGGTTCATATGACACAAGATATGTTCTTAGTGGAAGTATCACACAAACAACTTGGGATAATATTGCAAACAAACCAGATGGTATTGTTAGTGGAAGTTCACAAATTAGTGGATTAGGATTTTTAGATACAGGTTCATTCACAACAATTTCATCATCTTTTAATACAAGGGTTGGTGCGTTAGAACTTAACGATTATGCGCAAGACACTAAACTGTCATTATTAATAAATAAAACAGGAAGTTACGCAACAACAGGTAGTAATGCATTTGTTGGTAATGAAAATATAAACGGTAATTTATCTGTAACGGGTAGTGTTGTAATATCAGGTTCATTAGATATATCAAGTGCAAATGTTGGTAGTTCAAGATTTTTGTTTACACAAACAACTGGTTCCACAACATGGAATATTACACACAATTTAAATTACAACTATCCGAACGTAACAGTTTATGATGGTTCAACAAATAAAGTAATGTTACCTGCTGATGTCACATCAATTGATGTCAATACAACACAAGTAACATTTGCAACACCTGAATATGGATATGCATTGGTATCTGTTGGTGGTATAACAACAGCAACTGCGGATAGATTTTTATTCACCGCAACATCTGCAACAGGTTCGTGGGTTATTGATCACAATTTAAATTACAAATATCCAAATATTGATGTTTATGATTCAAATGATGAACAATTAATTCCACAAAAAGTAAAGGCAGTTTCAAACAATAGAGTTCAAATTGATTTTGCAACACCAACAAGTGGTAATGCAATTATCACATTAGGTGGACCAAGAAGTACATCCATATTCAATCAAACAGGTTCATTCTATAACACACAATATAACATTGGAATCACAGGTTCATTGGTTGTTACGGGTGATGTTGATGCGGATACTTTCAACACAACGTCTGATAAGAAATTAAAAACAGATTTAATTAGAATTGAAGGTGCGTTAGATAAGATTGAAAAATTAAATGGTTATACATTCAATTGGTTAGAGGAGTATAGTGATGATAGAACAAAACAAATCGGTATGTTAGCTGATGAAGTTTATGAAGTACAACCCGAATTAATTTCTAAAAGAACAATGTTATTAGGTGGTAAAGAAGAGGAAATTAAATTATTAGACTACGCTAAAGTAAACGCATTATTAGTTGAGGGGATTAAAGAATTAACTAAGAGAGTTACTAAATTAGAAAATAAAAATAAGAAGAAATGAGAATAGACGGACCTCAAATTACAGGTAGTTTTAATTTAAATGGTGATACAGTTGCTGATTTAGATGTGTTAGTAACAACATCTTCGCTGAATACATATACTTCATCAGTGAATACAACGATGGGTCATGTTATGACAGCGACACATTCGTTAAATACATTTACAAGTAGTGTAACAACAAGATTAAATATAATTGAAGGTGTAACTGGTTCATATGCCACAACTGGCAGTAACATTTTTGTTGGAAATCAAACAATTAGTGGATCCATTATTCCTTCGGTAACAAATGCTTATGATTTAGGGTCATCAACACATCAATTTAGACACATTTACATTTCTTCTGGGTCATTATATATTGATGGTACTAAAGTATTAGGTTCTACATCACAAGAATTACAAATCACAACAGATGCTGGACAATCATTTAAAATATTAGAAGCTGGATCTGACACAATCACATTACAAAGTGCTGATGGTAATATAACATTAGCAACTTCAGGAGGTGGTGATGTGATAATGGACCCAACAACAGGTATTATTGCTTTAAAAGGCACAACACAAATATATGCTGGTAATAAAGTTCGTTCATCAGACGGAAACAATATTGTTTTTGGTGATGGGTTAACAGTTTCAGGTAGTATAACAGTTACAGGATTTATCGAAACACAAGAGTTAAGAACAACTTTTATTAGTAGTTCTATTTTATATCGTTCAGGATCAACAAAATTCGGAGACGAGTTAGGTGATACACATGCATTTACGGGTAGTTTATTGGTAAGTGGTAGTATTAGTGTCCCTGGTTCAGGATTAGTTTCGGGTAGTTCACAAGTATCTTATACAGGTTTATCAAATGTCCCTTCTGGAATTGTTTCGGGATCTTCACAAGTATTAAATGCGAGTGGTGTATGGAGCGGTAGTGCTCAATTACCGTCAGGTGTTGTTTCAGGTTCTGCTCAACTTCCTTCAGGTTTAATATCTGGTTCAGCACAATTACCATCGGGTACTGTAAGTGGTAGTGCGCAAATATCATTTACAGGAACAACAGGATATTCAACGTATATAAATCAAGCGTTATTAACAACATCAAACCCAACATTTAACAGTGTAATATCTGGTGATATTAGATATAATGGTACTGGGTATATAACGTATGATGTGGCAAATAGTGGTACAAATTCATTAGTTGTTAGAAAATTTGGTACAACAGTATTAACACTAAATTCAAGTGGTTATTTAGGTGTCAATGTAGATCCATCTTTTTATTTGGATGTACAATCAAATGTTGCAAATAGCTTTTACACAATAGCACAATTTGAAAATAGAGATTACACTTCAGGAACACGTTCATTTATTAGGGTACGAAACTGGGTAAATGCTGGTGGTTCATATAGTTCATATTTTGGACAAGGTCAAGATGGTAAAACATATATTATTGCAAATAACTCAGCAAGAGGTGGTGATATTGTTATTGATAGTGGTAATGGATTTGTTGGTATAAACCAATCATCACCAACACAAAGATTACATTTATATGACGCCTCACCGTCTAATGGTATTTTGGCAAAATTACAAAGTGGTGCTGTAACTGGATGGTTACAATTAACAAGTACAGGTACTAGTTGGCAAATCGGTGCAACCGCAACAGGATTACAATTTTGGAGCGATAACGAAACATCAACTAAATTAACAGTTTTAACTGGAGGTTCAATATTAATGAATCAAGATGTTGCAATAAGGGCTGGAGCATCACAAAACTGGATTTTAGGTCAAGATTCGGGTACCAATGTTATACATATGGGTTCCACCGGAGTTGCAAATGATATCAGATTTGATTCTTCAACTGGTTCAGGTATTGTAATGATTAAATCAAATGGTAATTTAGGAGTTGGATTTACCACGGTTACAAATAAACTACAAGTTGCTGGAGAAATTACAACTCACGCAGGTACAAATACACAGTTTTATGCCTATATGAATTATTTAGGTACAACTTACAATCTTGGACCAGGAGAGACAAGTGATAATATAGATTTTAAAATTGTGGGTGGTGCAACTTTTGCAACAGGAGGTAATTTTAGGTGGTTTACACAAGCGGGTGGAACAACCCCAACTGAACGGTTTAGATTAACCCCAACAGGACCTGCTTATTTTACTAATAAATTAACGGTTGGTGGTACTGGAAATTATAGTTCGGCAACATTAAGTGTTGAGGGACCAGTAAGATCAAATAGATCAATTTATAATTGGTATCAATCAGGTACCAATAGTTGGGATGGTTATCAATATCTACATTTAAAAACAACTCTATGGGGTGGTGGTGGAGGTAATAATTCACAACCAACAATGTCTATGTTTTCCGCTAAATTATATTCATATAGTTCGGCATACATCAGAGAAGGAAATTTAGCATTTCATAATTGGAGTGGGTCGATATATAACCAAGTAACTACTGGAACAATTTGGTATGGTGCGTATGTTTCATCTGATGGGTATGTAACATTAATATTAGCATTGGGCGGTGGTTCATATCATGGGGTACATATAGATTGGCATCAATCATTTGGATATGGGTTCCAAGATAGGTATGTTTCAGCTACCGCCTATACAAATACAGCTAGTAGTCTTTATTAAAAAAAATATATGGAAGAAATAACAAACATAAACGATTTAATTTTCCCCGAAGCTAAAGAAGGGGATAAAGTGTTACATTATGAAGTTTGGTATGTATATACCAACGGAACTTGGGTAGAGGAAACAAATTAAAACTATTTATAACTAATGGCAAACGGAGCATTTAAATTTAAAGACAATTCGGGTAATGTAGTATCATTTATCTCAGGTAGTGGTTCAAATATATCATTTTCTGGAGGTACACTCGACCTATCAGGAATGACAGGATTAACATTAGGTAATCTAATCTTAAGTGGTACCACACAAAACGCAATATCGACTTCACATGCTGCGAGTTATCTATTAACATCTTCGTTTAACACATATAGTGGAACAACAAATACACTTATTGGAACCTTAGCAACAACAGGTTCGAATCTATTCAAAGGTAACCAAACAATTTCAGGTTCAGTAATACCTGCAGTTACAGATGTGTATGATTTAGGTTCAGAAACCCATCAATTTAGACACTTATATCTTTCATCAGCATCGTTATACATTGATGGAACAAAAGTATTAGGTAGTACTACTCAAGAATTACAAATTACAACTGATACAGGTCAGTCATTTAAGATATTAGAGGCCGGAAGTGATAACATCACACTTCAATCTGCCGATGGAAATATTGAATTGAAATCAAGTGGTGGAGGAGATGTCATATTAGACCCAACAACAGGAGTTATTGCACTTAAAGGTACAACTACATTATATGCTGGAAATAAGATATTATCATCAGACGGAAACGCAATTCAAATTGGTAATAGTGCAACTATAACAGGTAGTTTAATTGTTACAGGATTTATCGAAACACAAGAGTTAAGAACAACTTATATTTCATCGTCTATACTTTATAGAAGTGGTAGCACAAAATTCGGAGATGAGTTAAGCGATGCTCACTCATTCACAGGAAGTTTATTGGTTAGTGGAACGATTAGTGTTCCAGGTTCTAATTTAGTTTCAGGATCATCACAAATATTAAATGGAAGTGGTGTATGGAGCGGTAGTGCTCAATTACCATCAGGTGTTGTGTCGGGAAGTGCACAAGTTGATGTCATGTCAACAACAAACATCGCAAGATTAGCAACAACGGGTTCAAATACATTTGTAGGTAATCAAATTGTTAGTGGTAGTTTTAGGGTAAGTGGGTCAATAGAATCATCTTTTGATAATTTAGGAACAGAAGGTGGACAATTAATTTTAAGAGGACCAGTTAATAGATATAATGTAGATAACTGGAGTGGAAATGCGTTAAGAATTTTCAGAGAAGATGATGCCACTGCGGCTAATGGTAATGTTATCATATTTGCAAGCGGTAGTGGTCAAGTAGGCATTAATAAGAATGGAACAAATGCAACATTAGATGTTAATGGTAATGCAATTGTTAGCGGTAGTTTAACAACCACCGGAGACATTAACGTTAATTCAAGTGGAGTTCTAATTAATAGAAGTACATCTGGAGAACCCTATTTATTTTTTAGAAAAGATGGTGTTAATAGAGGATCAATATATGGTGCGGATAATACATCCGGTTTAAGATTTTTTGTTGGAGATTCAAATTTAACATTAACACTAACATCTGGTTCCGCAACAATTAATGGTAACTTAACAACAACAGGAACAATAAACGGATTATCATTACCAAATGATTTATTCGCTCAACAATTTTTATTAATGGGATCATAAAAAATTTAAAATATGCCAGCAACTTATAAAGTATTAGGTCAATCAGCACCTTCAGCAACAACAGCAACAACACTATACACAGTACCTTCAAGTACTTCAACTATAGTGTCAACATTAACAGTATGTAATAGAGATAGTTCTGCGGGAACATTTAGAATTGCAGTTCGGCCATCAGGTGCATCACTTGCAAATCAACACTATATTGTGTTCGATTCGGCAATTGCAGCAAACGATACCGTAACATTCACATTAGGAATAACTTTAGCAACAACAGATGTAATAACAATATATGCAAGTTCTGCAAATATGAGTTTTAACGCATTTGGTTCAGAATTAACATAATATATGGCAATAAAATCATCACAACAAAGAGGGTTAAATGGATTCGATTCTGAATCTTTATTGAGGGCTCAAGGTATTAGAGCTGTTGGTGGAACAATAACAGAATCAGGTAATTACAGAATACATACATTTACAGGTAGTGGACAATTCACAGTTATTGACCCAACTTTAATGGTTGAATATCTAATTGTTGCTGGTGGGGGTAGTGGTGGAAACTGTTATGGTAATAGTGGTACACCCGGCGCCGGAGGAGGTGCGGGAGGTGTATTAACCGGAATGATGACACTAGCCAAACAATCATACAATATTACAATTGGAGGTGGTGGAACCGCTCAAGGTACAACAGGACCTGCTGGTAATAATGGTTCAAATACAACTGCATTAGGATTAACTGCAATAGGTGGTGGTGGAGGTGGAGGTGATGATTTAAGTTCACCTTACGGTGGTACTATACCAGATAGAAGACGAGGTAATGCGGGAGGATCCGGTGGTGGAGGTAGCAACCAAAGACCAACAGTGGCATTAGGAACAAGAGGACAAGGTAGTAATGGTGGAAGTGGTGATTTTGTTTCAGGCGGTGGAGGTGCAAGTGGTATTGGTCTTGCCGGTATTGGGCCACAAAGTGGTGGGTCCGGTTCTGGCGGAAATGGAATGCAAAGTATTATATCAGGAACTGCCACATATTATGGTGGCGGTGGTGGTGGAGGAAACTCAGTATCATATGGAGGAGATAGTGGTAATGGTGGATTAGGTGGTGGTGGAAAGGGTGGCATACACGGCGGAGCAACAGCAACTAGTGGAACTGCAAATAGAGGTGGTGGAGGTGGAGGTACTGAAGCCAATGGAGGATCAACAATTAGAAGTAGTGGTGCTGGAGGATCGGGTATTGTTATTATACGTTATACCAAAAATCAATCATCAATCAATGAAAATATAAACGTAACAGATGGTGTTGTATTAAACTTAGACGCGTCAAATGATGTAAGTTACCCAACTAGATTTACACAAACATTAACTGTTGAGTATCTCATAGTTGCTGGTGGCGGTGCTGGTGGTGGAGGTAGTACAAAATCACCAGATGGAACTGCAAATACTGGCGGAGGTGCTGGTGGTTGTGGAAATCATGGACCTGGTGGTTCTGGTGGAGGTGGAGGTGCCGGTGGATTAGTATTTGGTACAACAACTTTAAACATAAATCAAACACAAAGCGCTTCATCAATAGTGGTTGGTGCTGGTGGTACATCAGTAACAAATGCAAGTGGTAATAAAGGTTCGGATAGTTCAGCGTTTGGTGTTACAGCATCAGGTGGTGGCGGAGGTGCTAGTTATACCGGTGATGGTGGTAATGTTAGTGGTACTAATAGATTAAGTGGTGGTTCAGGTGGAGGTGGTGATGGTCCAGATGGACCAGATGGTTTCGCCGGTTCAGGAACAACAGGTCAAGGATATGCTGGAGGAAGAGCAAGAAATTATACAGGACCAAATTATCCTGGAGGTGGTGGTGGAGGAGCCGGTAACATGGGACAAGATAGTCAAAATGGAAATAATAGTGGTAGAGGTGGTAATGGATTATATTATGGTGATAAATTTGGTACAAACTTTAACGCGAGTGGTTGGTTTTCTGGCGGTGGAGGTGGTGGATCAAGTTCGCCTGGTGGAATAGGTGGAGGAACAACAGGAGGTGCCGGTGGAGGTTCAGGAAATGGTGGTTCGGGTATTGTATGTGTAAGATACTTCGGAGCTCCAAAAGCAACTGGAGGAACAATATCAACAGTTAATGGGTATACAGTTCATACATTTACATCAAGCGGAACATTTACACCAACAGACACAACAAGAGCTGGTTGGAATGATATAAGCGGATACGGAAGTCATGCGGTATTAACGGGTGATATTGCTTATAGTCCTGAAAATGGTGGTACAATGTTATTTGATGGAGTTAATGATCAAATTTTAGATATACCAACAAGTCATAGTCATTTAAGTAGTAGTGCAATTGAGGTTATTTTTAAACCAACAACAAACAATACAAGAATGAGTTTGGGTGGTTATAGACATAACGGTGGTTATAGCAACGGTACTATTGGTTGGTTATATATTCGTGAAAACAATCAAATATGGGCGTCGGTTATCGCCGCATCACAAGTTTATGTTGTTGCACAGACAACGTCAACAATTACTTTAAATCAATATCATCATGTTATTTTCAATAAAAACACAATAACAGGTTTGATGGAAATATATTTAAATGGTGTATTATCAGCCACCGCAAATTTTGATGTAGCAACATATGCACAATGGTCATCACCAGGTATATACATTGGATCTAATATTATTGATATTGGAAAAAGTTTTAACACAAATTCAGGGCAGAACTGGAATTTAGATTTTTTCAAAGGTAATATGGGTGTTTTTAAATTATATAATCGAGTTTTAACTTCTACTGAAGTTTTACAAAATTATAACTCATATAAAAATAAATACGGAATTTAAATATTAAAAAAATATGGCACATTTTGCACAAATAGATGAAAACAATATAGTTAAACAAGTTATTGTAATTACAAACGAGGATTGCGGAAATTTAGAATTTCCTGAAAGTGAAATCGTTGGACAAAATTTTATAAGTTCAATTGGGTTAACTGGAACGTGGAAACAAACATCATATAATTCAAATTTTAGAAAAAGATATGCTGGTTTAGATGATACGTATGATGAAATTAGAGATGCATTTTTACCATCAAAACCATTCTCTTCTTGGGTGTTAAATGAAGAAACTTGTTTATGGGAAGCACCAATAGAAAGACCATCTGATGGTAAAGTTTATACGTGGAATGAAGATGGACAATCTTGGGTAGAATATACTGAAGAATAAAACTATTTATTAATATGGCATATAGAATACAAAAACAATTCGTACCAGTAGACACCAATAATGGTGATCCAGATTGGGCAAAAAGACAAATATGGGTAGCAAAATTAAACGCAGAAGATACTGTGGATGAGTTCGACACCCTAGAAGAAGCTGAAACCAAAAAGACTGAGTTAGAAACCGCAGATCCGTCTGAAAGAGTTTACAGAATTGTTGAGATCTAATCCAATCAATGAACTATTTATATAACATATGAAAGTTCACAATCTCTTAGTAACGGGTTCCCATACAAGTAGTGGGGAAGACATTAGATTAATCTCATCTTCGGTTGCGGCAACTAATTTGTCACAGGACAATAGAATTGCATCTCTTGAAGGTGCAGCAATTAGTGGAACAACAATTACAAGATTAAACTCTTTAGAAACCACAACAGGTAGTTTAAATACATACACATCTTCTGTAACAACTAGATTAAATTCTATAGAAACTACAACAAGTAGTTTAAACGGATTTACATCATCAACATCACCAAGATTAAATTCCATAGAGGGTAAAACAGGTAGTTTTGCCACAACAGGTTCTAACATATTTGTTGGAAATCAAACAATATCAGGATCAATTATACCCTCAGTTGATAATACCTACGATTTAGGTAGTGTTACACACCAATTTAGAGATTTATATCTTTCATCGGCATCATTATACATTGATGGAACAAAAGTTTTAAGTAGTACAACTCAAGAGTTACAAATTACAACCGATACAGGACAATCATTCAAGATATTAGAGGCAGGTTCGGATACAATCACATTACAATCTGGTGACGGTAATATCACACTTGCAACTTCTGGTGGTGGAGACGTTATATTAGACCCAACAACAGGAGTAATTGCGTTAAAAGGAACAACCACATTATATGCTGGTAATAAAATATTATCATCTGATGGTAATGCAATTCAATTCGGTAATAGTGTAACAATGACTGGCTCACTAATAGTGACTGGTTTTATTGAAACTCAGGAGTTAAGAACAACATATATTAGTAGTTCAATTTTATATAGAAGTGGTAGTACTAAGTTCGGTGACGAATTAGGTGATACACATTCATTTACGGGGAGTTTAACCGTTAGTGGAAGTATTAGTATACCAGGTTCGGGATTGGTCTCAGGATCGTCACAAATCACATATAGTGGATTAAGTAGTATACCAAGTGGTATTGTTAGTGGTAGTGGACAACTACCATCTGGATTGGTATCGGGCTCATCACAAATATCTTTTGGTTCCGTAAGTGGTGTTCCTTCAGGATTGGTTTCAGGTAGTTCACAAGTATTATCTGGAACAGGTATTTGGTCAGGTTCAGCACAATTACCATCAGGAACTGTTTCAGGTTCTGCCCAAATAACATTATCGTCAACAACAGGATATGGATCTATTTTAAATCAAGCGGTCCTAACATCAAGTTCACCAACATTTGCGGGATTAACTAACAATGGAACATATACTCAAGCAACAACATCAACACAACCATTAATGATTAATGGTGATAGTGGAGATACGAACGGTTTATTTAGAATTCAAATAGATAGTGTTAGTGATTCATTTGCCTCAGGTGCAAGAACATTTTTAGGTGATGGCGGTATTGATATATTCTTAGGTACAAGTAATAGTTCATACACACCAGGAAATACGTACATCGCATTAAATCATAGTGGTGAAATTTCTATGGGTGCAGGTTCGGCAACTAAACATTTTATATTATCAACATCTGGTGATGCAACATTTACAGGTACAGGTACATTTAGTGGTGGTGGAAATACTCTAGTACTCAAAAAAGGAACGGGGTCACCAGCAATAGCATTTGCAGGAACGTCAGATCAGGCAACAGGTTTAATTGAAGGTGTTTCTGGTGGAGGAGTAAAAATTTACACATCTACAGGAACATTGTCATCACCATCATGGTCAACAAAATTATTAATAACACCATCTGATGGTATTAAATTTGGTCCAAATGCTGTTAGTATTATTGGAACTGAAGGCTCACATGGATTTCATTATTTATATTCTGCTGGCAATCCTAAAATTTATTTAGAAGCGAATGGTGTTGCGGCATTTTTAAATCCAAATGGTGTCGGGGTAAACGATGCGAATCCATCCAAACGATTAACAGTCAATTATGGTGCAACAGGAAGTGATGGTTTATTTGTGTACGGAAGCCAGAGACAACATACAATTTTTAGATCAACAGGTGAACACTGTTTCTTATATATCGATTCGTTTCACCAAAATACATACTTACCGGTAATCCATTTTCAAAGAAGTTCAACAACATATGGTTCAATTGGATTAAATAGAGCTAGTAATAGTGATGCGTTAGGTTCATGGACAGAATCTGAAATGTACGTTGGTACAGATACCAATACCCCAATATCATTAAAAGTTAATAATGAGAGAATTGTAATTGTTAGTAGTTCTTCAATGCAAGTCAAATCTACAATCTTACCAACAGCAGACGCAACTTACAATTTAGGTTCAACATCTTTAAGATGGAACCACGTATACACAACTGACTTACACCTATCAAACGAAGGAAAACAAAACGTTGTTGATGGAACGTGGGGTGATTGGACATTACAAGAAGGTGAGAATGATATCTATATGTTGAATAATAGAAGTGGTGAGAAATTTAAAATAAAATTAGAAAAAATAACAGAATAAATGGCAATATTATCAAGTTCAGGATTACCTATTCAATATATGCAAATTCAAATCCCTATTGTTGAACATGCCGCAACAACTGTGGGAAGTATAACTATAAATCCAAGATATAATAATTCAACGGCCGATACAAAAATATTTAATTCTGCTGGAGATTATGCACCATCCGCGGCTGCAGGTGGTGCTGCTTATGTTGATTTATCATTACCAATGTTTCCACATCATAGTACTTGGTATAATAACACACACGATAGTAACTCCGGAAGAAGAAATGGTAACGCAGGAACTGCAATAGGTGATATTGGAAGGGTATCGTTATGGGCACAACTTGGTGTTGGAGATCATCCCCATCCAGGATATGATTATTCGTACACTAGGTTAGCGATGTTAAAAAATGCTGCAGGTGCAAATCATGCTTTTATTAGAACGGGTTCAGTAACACCAGATTATACTGAACCTAGAACATTAGACAATTCAAATAGTCTTAACAGTTTTGCGAATTTTAAAGTAAGTGGACAATTTTATGCTGGAGGGGCGTACGGTGGTTGGTATTGTTTAGCAAACCACGTTAGTGGTTTGTTTGATAGTTCTGACACATTAAGAATAATAAATTTAGGTGGAAGTAGTGATGACCGTAGTCGGTTAAGAATTGTTGATTTGGTTTATATAATCCATGGTAAATTAGGTACCACAGGAGGTTAATTTTTAAAATTTATTAATATGAAAATTATAGAATATGAAATTTGTATTTGGAATGGTCCAAAAGAAAATAAAGGAATTACTTGTAAAGACGATTTATTAAAATATAAGGAAGTTTATGACTTTACGCAAGACCCACCTGTTTTAGTTTACACAAAAACAGATGAAGAACTTTATATTGAGTGGGAAAATTCAGAAATAAATGAATTTGCTCAAGAACATATTTTCAAATATTATCCTTCATGGAAACAATCTAATATTCTTAGAGAAAATGACGCAGAAAAGGTCACAAAAATGGGTGTTTTCATTGATGCAGTTAGAGATTGGTCAAATCAAGAGAATCCAAATCCTTGGGATGGTTCGTTAGAACTCATCATACCTTAAATAATATCGCCCCATAACCGATATCTCAAGTATTTATAGTTAAACTATAAATTAATGGAATTCTACGGTTCGATATTCAATATTTCGGGGTCAGTTACGGCCTCAGCATTTACCGGCTCATATATAGGTGATGGTGGTGGTTTATACAATCTACCAGCTAGTGGTGTAACTGGTTTAAATTTATCTCAAATATCGAGTGGAAACGCTACAGCGTCCATTTCGACAACAGGATTCACTGTTAATAAAAGTACCCAAATTCAAGGTGATTTATCCGTTACAGGATCAATTATTGCAACCAATTATATTGTAAGTTCATCTGTAACTTATATGACCACAAGTTTTGCTAGTGGTTCATCTATGTTTGGTAACGATGATAATGATGTACATCAATTTACAGGTTCTGTTCAAATTACGGGTTCAATATCATTAAATGGACAAGCGATTGGTACGGGTAAATTAGACGAAACAACGTTTCAATCATATACTTCAAGTAATAATAGTAGAGTTTCAGCATTAGAAACATCGTCAGGAAGTTTAAATAGTTTTACTTCGTCTATTGATACAACAATCAAATCTAAATTAAACACTGAAAACGTTATTTCAGGTAGTATTCAAGTTGATATTAGTGGAACAACAAATTATAATACATTTAGCTCTTCATTAACATCAAGTATTGGATTTTTATCTTCTTCGATTGCAACAACAACTAGTGAGTTGAGTTCTAGTATTGGTTCTTTAAGTTCTTCAGTTGCAACAACAACATTAAACACAAAAAACAGAGTAGATTCAATTGAAAATAAAACTGGAAGTTATGCAACGACGGGTTCAAATTTATTTAAAGGAACACAAACACATAGCGGATCAATATTACCTTCTGTTGATAACACATATGACTTAGGTAGTGCGGAGTATCAATGGAGAGACGTTTATATCTCATCGGGTTCATTATACATTGATGGAACAAAAGTAATTTCGTCAACAGCACAGGAATTAACAATTACAACCGACACAGGTCAATCATTAAAAATATTAGAAGGTACAACTGACTCTATTATTTTACAAACTGCGGATGGTGACATTGAATTAAAATCTAGTGCAGACGGAGACATATTATTGGACCCAACAAACGGTAAGATAATGTTAAAAGGTCCTGTTGAAATACTAAACGGACAAAAAATCCAATCTTCAGTAGGTGGAACACCAGTTGTTTTTGCAAACGATATTGTTGTATCGGGTTCTATTGATATTACAGGTACAATCGAAGGAATAAACCTTACAGATTTTAGTTCTTCTGTTAACACTAGAATAGGTAATTTAGAAAGTGCTGGGGGTAATTTAAATACATTTACGGCATCAGCAATTAATAGATTATCGGCAATTGAAACAAGTACAGGTAGTTTAAATACTTTTACTTCGTCCATCAACACAACAATCAAATCTAAATTAAATAGTGATGGTGTCATATCAGGAAGTTCCCAAGTTATATTAACAGGAACAACAGGATATTCAACATTTAGTTCTTCTGTTGCAACAAGTGTAAATGATTTGAGTTCATCAATGAATTCACTTAGTTCGTCATTTAGTTCAACAGACACTTCACACAATACTAGACTTACAACTATTGAAGGTAGATATGCAACAACAGGTAGTAACATATTCAAAGGTGATCAAACCATAACTGGTTCACTTTATATATCACAAAACTTAATTGTACAAGGATCATCTTCTTTAGAAAATATAACAGCATCTGCCGTTAGTATTGGTACAAATAAAATTATATTAAACTCTAACACACCAGCAATTAGATATGCGGGTATTTCTGTTTTTGATTCGGGGTCAACAAATGTTACCGCGTCTTTGTTTTATGACTCACTAACAAACAATTGGAAATTTCAACATTCAGATGTTGGTACCGATGATGCAAGTATTTTATTATACGGACCATTGGGTACGGGTATAGATAATGCACCAACACTAGTTGGAAACTTTTTAACCAAGGTTGAAGACAATGGTCATGGTCACCATTTAACCACTTCAAGTATTTTTGATAATGGAAGTAAAATTAGTCTAAAGAATAATACAGAAATAACAGGTAGTGTAATCATTACCTCAACAATAGTTTCTCAGGGAACAACATTGGTATCGGGTTCATCACAAATATCATATACAGGTTTATCTAACATACCGACAGGTATAGTTTCTGGTTCATCTCAGGTGGTGTCATTATTACCTTCGGGAACTGTTTCAGGTTCATCACAAGTATTAAATGGAACAACAATACATTCGGGAGCGTTTTTTAACGGTATTAGTGTAGTATCGGGTTCCGCTCAAATATCTTTTAATGGTATAACCGATAAACCTGCATTGGTTTCTGGGTCTAGTCAGATTACTTTTGGTTCTATTAGTAGCATTCCTGGTGGATTGGTTTCAGGTTCATCACAAATTGATTTAACATCAACAACAAACTATGCAAGTGGTATCTTAACAAGATTAAACGCTGTTGGTGTTTTCTCTGGTTCTGCACAAGTAACTGGAATTAGTAATGCACAATTAACAAATTCATCGTTCCACGTTGGAACAACATCCATATCGTTAGGTAGAGGGTCGGCTTCACAAACATTAACAGGAGTAAGTGTTGACGGAACTGCGGGGTCTATATCAGGGTTTAACAATCCTACAGCTGCAGCCACTGCGAATACTATAGTATATAGAGATGGTAGTGGACATATAACTGGTAACTATGGATTTTATAGTTATATAAATACAACTGATGATGTAAGTACAGGAACAATAACACATATTGTGGCTAAGTTCGGTGATAACTATCACCGGTCAGCAACTGCGGCTAAAGTACAATCTTTCTTAGGTTTAGGGTCTTTAGCGTATAGTTCGGCAACTATTCCAACAAATACTAATCAACTTACAAATGGTGCGGGATTTATAACGTCAGACACAACTAAACTTCCATTAGCTGGAGGTACAATGACTGGTACTATAACAATAACAAATACAGATATAAGAAGCAATTCAACTTCTAACTGGACTGGTGACCCAGGAACTCAAGGAAAAATACAATATCACGCAGCAAGATGGTATATAGTGTCTGATAGTGGTTCAGATAGAATTGTTCAGTTTAGAAGAAATGGAACAGATGTATCTTACATTGATAATAGTGGTAATTTTATAGGTAATGCATCAACCGCAACATCCGCAACATCCGCAACATCCGCAACAACCGCAGGTAGTACTGGTACTTTATCAAGTAATGCTGTTACAAGTGGTTATTTGGTTATAGCGGGTAACTATTCAAACAACGCCTATAATGCAGTATCGTCAACAAGATTATTCTTTGGTGGCGGAGATAGTGACGCAGTGGCAAACTACTACATAGGTACAAACTTAGAAAACGTTGGTGGTAACTATACTAAATTAGATTTAAGATGGCATACGGGAATTCGTATGGGTGCAACACCTGGATATGGAGGTATTAGATTTTTTGATACCGAGGATTTAGGTACCGTACTATTTTCAATATCCAACGGTGATAGTAACGTTAGAAGTCACACGAATTTAATACCATCCGCAAACAATTCATACAATTTAGGTAGTTCATCACTTAGATGGGCTAACTTATTTACGAATGACTTACACTTAAGTAATGAAGGTAAAGAAGGTGGAAATGAAATAGATGGAACAACAGGTGATTGGACTATACAGGAAGGTAATGAAAACTTATACATCATCAATAATAAGAATGGTAAGAAGTTCAAAATAGATTTAACAGAAATAGTATAGTATGCCATTAAATGTAGAAGGTACAATATTTGGAGATAAAACAATTACACCGGCATCTGGTACATTGTCATTACCAAGCACATCATTGGCAATTAGTGGTTGGCATAGAAGAGGTATTAACAACCCTATATTCAGAGCAAACGGTTCATTAAATGCGTGGCGGTACCCAAACGATGCCGGTTGGAATGGAGCAGCAAATTGGAATATATTAGATTCAAGAATAGCGTGGGTAACGACAGATAGAACAAATAATTTTAGTACTAGTACTGGTAGATTTACTGCACCATCTGCGGGTTATTATCATTTTATGATGAATCTTTACATGTTAAACGATATATCTGCACCATATAATACTGGAGCTGGTTACATTCACCCACAATTTGCAAAAAATGGAGGATTAGGTTGGAATAATGGTCAAACACCATATACAATTTACACATATGGTGCAGCGGCGAATTATCCCGATGGTATTTGTGTATCGGGGGTTATGTCATTAGCTGCGGGTGACTATGTCGACATTAGAGTTTATATTAATGCGAACACAACTAGACTTTATGGTGCACACACAGGATTTTGGGGGTGGAAAATTGGTTAAAAATTAATTATATTTATAAAAAACAAAAAATATGGCACAGTACACAGTAACATTAACAGACGCACAAGATAAAGCGTTAAGATGGGTTGCAGTTGACCCACAAGATTGGATTGAAAATTTTGTATTTGCAAGATGTGAATCGGCAATTGATGAAATTGTAAATAATGAAATAAAAAGAAAATTAGAAGCGGGTGAAACAATATCTGGTTCAAAAGATGATATTGTTATGGCTTCAAATATTGTTTCAGCCGAAGAAAGAAGTCAAATTCAACCGGACGTTTATAATGATATAATAAACCCATCACCAGATCCATTTTTATAATGCCAATTTATTTAGGGGGAGCAACATATAGTAACAATACAATCGCAGGAGCAAGTAGTGCGTTAGCGTTGACTGGTAACCTAGTCCAACCATCACCCTCTGCTTTTTCAACAACTATTGGTGTTCAACCAGCATTTAATGCAAACGGTAGTGGTGCATGGATTTACCCATCTTCATTTGGTGGAGGTGGTGCATGGAGAGAATTAGGAAGTCCAGTAGGTTGGGGAGTATCACAACAAGGTGCGGGGTCTTATGGATTCAGTACGTCTACTGGTAGATACACCGCACCCGTTGCAGGAAAGTACTATTTTCACTCCTCAGCGTACTATAATATTGATAGTAATAGTACATCAGGATATATTCATTACCAATTAGCAGTAAATGGTAATGTAACTTGGAACAATAGTAGGACACCATATAATATTTATGGTCATGGGGAATTAGCTCAACACTCAGATGGTATAAACGTATCAGCAATAATGAGTTTAGGTGTCGGTGACTATGTTAGTATTATCCCATATTGGGGTGGAACTATTGGTAGAATTTATGGTAGTTATACATTATTTTGTGGATATTTAATAGGTTAAATTATGGCAATATACGTAGGAGATACAACATATACTGAATCAACAATAAATCAAAACTCTGGTGCGTTTGAAACTGCAGTATCTTTGAATGGTAATTTAAGTGTTGGTACAAACTTACGGGCATCAGGACAACCATCTTTTAATGCCGCAGGAACTGTCGGTAGTTGGTTATATTCCGGTAATTTCGGTGGAACAGGATGGAGAGAAGTCGGTAGTCAAATGGGATACACATCAACTCAAGTTGGTTCTGGATTTAGTAATGCAACAGGTAGATTCACCGCACCATTAGCGGGACATTATTATTTCTACGCACAAGCATATTATTATAACGATAATAACTCAACCTCAGGATATATTCATTTTGGATTTGGTAAAAACGGTGTGGATTCTTGGAACGAAGGATATACCCCATTAAACATATATGGTCATGGTGCTGTTGCAAATCACGTAGATGGTATTCATACACACGGTATCATTTATTTAGGTATAGGTGATTATGTTAGTGTTCGACCATATTTCGGTGGAACCGTTGGTAGATTCTACTCAGATTACTTTTTATTTACGGGAATGTTTTTAGGGGCTATGTAATTTACATTTTAATATAAATTATTTATATTTTACCTATGAATAACATAGGATTTGGTATATTTTGTTTTGGTGAGGACTATTATTATAGAGGAACCAAAGAAAAAATTAAACAACTATTAGATGTTGAATTATCTGTTTACGTATTAACAGATAAACCCGAAGAATTTACCGAATACCCACAAGTACATATTATTCAATACAATAGACATTTAAAATCATATTCGGATAAGATGATATTACCAAAATACATCTTAAAAAATCACAACATTTGTATCCTACTTGATGCAGACACACACGTCACAGACTACTCATTTTTAGAATCATTAAAAACATATAATTTCAAAGGTGGAGTTTCATATATCGATACCTTATTGAATCATAGTGCAAAAAAAGAATTTGTAAAAGATTTAATCAACGAAACCAATCCAGAATGGAAAACATATGTTGAGTATGCGGCTAAACTATATCCACCATTTTTTAATTTTGAAACAATGTGGGAATATTTTTTGGTAATCAATAAAGACGGATTTGATATGGATTCATTTTACTATTATTATGAAAAATTACAAGTAGTAAAAGAATTTTCAGACTTACCTTTGAAAAAAGAAATAATCGGTGCGGGTGAAGGAATATCAATACAAATAAGTTGTAAATCCGCAAATATGGAAGTACAAAGAGACATTGAATTGTATAAAATATTAGAAGGTAAAATGATAAGTATAAGTAGAAGATATACACCACGACATTTATGGCCAAATTGGATGAAATGATAACAAATGAAGAATATATTAGAAAAAACATTACTAACAATAATGACCAACCTGTACCATATAGGTGGACACATGGTGCAACAGATTTACATATGGGAGACGGTCTTGTTGTGTATTCTATTATACAACATATGAGATTTAAGACTTGTGTTTGTATTGGGTCGGGTGGAGGTTTCATACCGAGGATATTAACACAGGCTAGATTAGATCTCCATAAACAAGGGATATTTGAGGGTGATTCTGACCTTAATTGGGGTGACATAGGGTCAACATATGTCGTGGATGCTTGTAACGGTGTAGGGGGTCCTAATGACCTAGAAAACGAAGACTCATTCTACCGTAAAAATTTCTATCCTCGTTTTATTAAATCCACATCTGAAGAAGCATATTATAATTTCTTTGTTTTACAGGATATAAAAATAGATTTGTTGTTTATTGATGGAGACCACTCATATGAAGGCGTAAAACAAGATTTTGATTTATATTCACAGATATTATCTGAAAATGGTATAATCATTATACACGATACCGATTCTGAATATGAAAGAACTTTAATCGTATCTGAGGACCAACGAAAGGACTTTCATAGATTTGATGGACCATCCAAATTAATTAAAGAATTACAAGAAAATCCTACCTGGAACTTGATTAATTTACATAATTTCCGTATATTAGTGGACAAGCCGTCATCAAGCGGTATTACCATTATTAACAGGAAAAAATGATTAGATTAGTTACAGTTATAGGTCACGGAATAGAATTACTCCCACACTTTATTAATCATTACCAATCTCACGTTGATGAAATTAATATTGTTGTTTATGAAACCCAAGAATTCCCATTATTAGTTAATGAGGTAAAAGAGGTTATTAGTGATTTTGATAATGTTAAAATTGTTAAAGTTCATAAGGATAGAATTTTTGATTGGGAACAGGTTACAAAATTATACAACTTCGTAACAAACAAATCCCCCAACGATTGGTGGGTAGTGGCGGATATTGATGAATTTCATTTATATGAAAACGACCATTTACCATCAATAATTAAAAGTTGTAATGAATATGGTTACGTATTAGTTAGAGGTGGATTTATAGATAGAATTGGGATTGACGGTGAATTCGTCGATATTAAAAAAGACAAACTAATATGGGAACAATTCCCAAATGCGGGATTTTTCCGTTACCCTTTAAGTGGTGCCAACCCAAATAAAATATGCATTAAAAAGGGTCACGTTGAATTAACGTCAGGGCAACATTACGCCAAATTAGATGGACATACAACATGGAGATGGCAAGGGTGGAATCACCCACTAATATCAAAACATAATAGCGTACAAGTGCACCATTTTAAATGGGATAGAACATCAATCGATAGGATTAAAGATGTTGCAAATATAAAACAACCTTACGCTTATTCGGATGAATATAGGTTAATGTATGATAAACTAAGAAGATGTAGATTTAAAATTGATTTAACAAATCCAGATTTTATGTTTGGTTTAGATTTAACAGAACCAAAATTTAATCAATACAAACAATGGAATAAACTATACAATAAAATAATATCAATATGAGTACAAAAGTAGAAAAAGAACAAGAACAACAAATCTTAGAAACAAGAAAAGTAAAGGCATTAGAAAAAATTGCTAATTCGTTAGATGCTTTAACCATTTGGTTTGAAGAGGTTGATAAACAGGAATGGAGTGATAGAATTCAATATTATCTATCGGAATGGCACAATACAACCAAACCAAAAGACCCAACTATAAATGGATAACCATAAATTAGGGATAATTGTTCCATATCGAAATAGACTAGAACATTTAAATAGGTTTTTAACGTGTATTAAAATTTATTTGAAACTACGTAAGATTAACTACGAAATAATTGTGGTTAATCAAGATAACGCAAAACAATTTAATCGAGGTATGACCCTAAACATTGGGTTCGTAGAGGCGAAAAAATTAAAATGTGATTATGTTGTGTTTCATGATGTGGATATGTTACCAGTAGATGTTGATTATTCATATTCAGATATTCCATTACATTTAGCAACAGACTTCATCTTACAAAAAGATGAAAAAAATAGAGAAGTGTTCGACCAATATTTTGGTGGGGTTACTATGTTTACGGTGCAGGATTTTATTAAGATTGATGGATATTCTAACAAATATTGGGGTTGGGGTTATGAGGATGATGATTTATTATTAAGGTGTGAACGAAAAGGAATTGAATTAGATACTTTACGTCTAAAGAATTATGGTAGGAAAGGAAAGACATTAAAGTTTAATGGAATAGATGCGTATGTGGAGTGTAATAATATTATTGATGTAAATAATAATGCAACTTTTTTTATATCATTTAGACCTGATAAGTTATCTTTAAATCACGAAAAAGAATCCGATGAATTTACCACATTTAGTATTCCTGGTTGGGACTTTGCAATATGTTATAATTCATTTTCTAGATATAACTTTTGCACATTCGACTCCGAACATAACGCTTTATACATAAACTCAATTATTAAACCAAACTATAAAACAAATATAGTAGTTGTTTTAGATAAAATTGATAATAAAATAAAAGTATACCAAGATGGTTATTTCATAGGAGAAACCCCAACATTTAAAAAATTATTATTCTACAACAAAGAAAAGAAGTTCTACTTAGGTGTAGGTAAACCAGATAGAGTGGGTATACCTAATTTTTTTAGAGGTACTATAGATAGTTTTGCATATTACGATGACATTCTTAATGATGATGAAATAAAGGACATATCACATAACGAAACGGAGTTATTAACTAAAAATTTTGGAAGTTATAAATCTTCATCGTCATTGGTAACATATTATGATGCGAATTTTATTGAAAATTATAAATTGGTGGATTTAAAAGGTACTAACGATGGTGTGATAAAAAAATGTGAAATTGTGGATGTTAATTTTGATGAGTATACCAATATAAAAATACCACATAGAAGAAAATCTACATTTAAATCCTTAACACACGAAGAGAATGGGTTTTTAGGTAACAAATGGAAAGATCAGGCAACTAGATGGAATCAATTAAGATTCCACAACGAGGTTTCAATTAATGATGACCTATTAAATGGTGATGGTTTATCAACGTTAACCTATCACATACACGGAAAAGAAAAAAGAAATAAAATAACGCAAATTAATGTGGGATTATGAGACATAAATTAGGTATATGTATACCATACAGAAATAGAAAGGAACATTTAGAAAGATTGGTTCCACACCTAAGTAAACACTTAACTCAACAAGGTATTGAACATGAATTTTATGTTGGACATCAGGTTGATGATAAATTATTCAATAGAGGTGCAATGAAAAATATTGCAGCTGAATATGCGTTTAATGATGGTTGTGATTACATCGCTTGGCACGATGTTGATATGTTACCACATGAAGAATGTGACTATTCATATCCAGAAAATAATCCGATACACATAGCAACTAAGTTATCCAAGTATCAATACGGTTTAGGTTATGACCAATACTTCGGTGGTGTTGTATTATTCACTAAAGAACAAGCGAAAACCATAAATGGTTATTCTAATGAGTATTGGGATTGGGGTCAAGAAGATGACGACTTATTCTGGAGATGTTATTTTGAAGAAATGACAACTGGAAGAACAGTTAAAACTGAAAAAAACAAAATTGTTGCTAATTTTGATGGTGACTCATCGGCAATTTTCATACCAACAAATCGTGAAATCAGTTCTTGTTTACATAATGATCATACAATAACATTAACATTTAACGCAGAACAACAGGACGAAAAGGTTCCGATTTGGTTAGTTGGTGACGAAAACAAACGTTTTATTGAATACCCTTTATTAAGAAAGGACGGTAGTTGGACCTGGGGTTTATCCTTCAACAACTCTAGAGCCGTTACCGCTCAGGTTTTCGATAGAGACAATCGAAACCACTATAATTGGGCTAAGAGATTTGAGGGTATGTGGACACAAGTTACATTTAGTTATAATAGTGAAGAAAAAAATGTATATCTTTATATTAATGACGAGTTAATTTGTCACATTAACGGAATAAAACAAAATATACCGTTCCTAGTAAAAAACGATTTAAAAACACATGATGCAATAAAACCATTTATATTGGGATTTTGTCCACAAGTAAACACAAGATATAAAGGTAAGATATCCGATTTTAAGATTTATGATAGATTTTTTAAAGACATTAACGACATACCAACAAATGTTGATAACGTAGTTTTAAGTCTTGATTTAAATAATGAAAATATTATTAAACAAAACATTCAAATCACAAATGAGGATATTGAAATTATCGAAAACGTAATCCCATTCAGACGTGAAGGTTCTTTTTATTGTTTACCACACGTAGATGAGGGGTTTATACATGGAAGATGGGCTAAAGGTGAAACGACAGCAAGAAATGAAAAACGATTTGTGACTGAAATGCAACAAAGAAAGATTGATTATAAAAATGATGGTTTATCACAAATATTAAATGTGTTAGACGTGGATAATGTTGACAACTCAACATACCCTAACACTAAAATTATAAATTGTAAAATGAAATGAAAGACACCCAATGTATATTAGCATATACCTCATTATATGTTAACCCAGATGGACTGGTAAGACCCTGTTGTATTGCTGATAATTTTGAAGAGGAATTAAAATGGTCCGACCATGATAATGTAATGGGCATATTGAACAGTAAACAATTCAAAAAGTTAAGAGAAGACATGGATAATGGTATAACACCTAAACCATGTGATATTTGTTTTAAAAAGGGTAACACACTGAAAGATGTGTGGAATAATAACTGGAAAGATAAATTCGAAGACCCAACACTATTCAATGAGGATTATTCGGTAAATAAATTACAATACTTAGATGTTAGGTTTTCTAATTTATGTAATTTCAAATGTAGAATGTGTGGACCAACACTTTCATCTTCTTGGTATGATGATTTAGTTGAAATATATGGTGAAGGTGTGAGTAAACTTTTTAGTAAATCATATAAAATAGGTGACGACCCAGTTAATAAATTCTCAGACGAAGATTTAAACCATATCGAACACCTTTACTTTGCAGGTGGAGAACCTTTCATTAATGAAGATGTGTTCAAATTAATTGATAGGTTTAGTGAAGACCAATCAAAAAATATAAATGTTTATATAAACACAAACTTATCCAATTTAAAATATAAAAATATAGACATTCTTGAATCATTAAAAAAATTTAAGAATGTTATTGTGGGTTGTTCTTGTGATGGTTATGGAAAGGTTGGTGAGTTTCAAAGAACTGGATTCATATCTGATAAGTTTTTTGATAACATGAAAAAAATCTCAGATTTTAACTTAACAAATCCAAATGTAAATGCTGAGATTGAATATACCATAACAATGATGAATATATTTCATACCTTTGATTTTATTGATTATGTTTTAGAAAACAATTATACAAAAAAAGATTTGATTCATATTCACTGGGCAACGACACCTTATTGGTTTGCGGTAGGTGCTGCGCCGATTGAATTTAAAAACAAAGTCATTGATTACATTAATGAAAATCTAAGTAAAAAAGAATACTATAGTAAAATTGTGACAATTATGAATGATTTTATTAATCATTTAAAAATAGACTCCTCATTAATAAGAGGTAACCAAAATAAAGACGACCTAAAAGAATACTTGGAAAAATTAGATAGTATGAGAAACACAGACTATAAAGAAATTTGTCCTTGGATTGAAATAATGTTTTAAATGAATAATTTTAAAGATACGAAGGATTTATTAGATGGGGTTGGTTGTGGATTTTGTTTAGCAAAATGGACACAAGTAACTATGCATTTAGGTATTGGTTTAACACACTCATGTCACCACCCCGCTCAACATAAGATACCGATATCTGAGATAAAAAGGGACCCATCTGCACTACACAATACTCTGTATAAAAAAAGACAGAGAAAAGAAATGTTGGAGGGTAATAAACCCAAAGAATGTGGGTACTGTTGGAATATCGAGGATAATAGTAGTAATTTTTCGGATCGTGTTTTTAAATCGTCTGAACAATGGTCTATGCCACACTTCAACGAAATAAAAGAATTAAACTGGAGAGAAAATTTTAATCCAAGATATGTTGAGGTTTCTTTTTCTAACACATGTAACTTTAAATGTGCATATTGTGGACCACAGTACTCTTCAAAATGGGTGGAAGAAATTGAAAAGTATGGCGGATATAAAACTTCAACCAACTACAACAACATAGAGGAATTGGAGTTAAAAAAAGAAATGCCATATAAACATTCCGAACATAATCCATATTTGGAAGCCTTTTGGGAATGGTGGCCAAATCTTTATAAAGACTTACATACGTTTAGAATCACAGGTGGTGAACCTCTATTGGCGAAAGATACATTTAAAGTTTTAGAGTACATACAAACAAATTGGGAACAAAACCCCAACCTATCTTTAGCCATTAATAGTAATTTAGGAGTACCCGATAATTTAATAGATAAGTTTATTGAGATTGCCGAGGATTTGTGTAATAATAATAAGATAAAAGAATTAATCATTTTCACATCGGTAGAGGCTAAAGATAAACAAGCGGAATATGTTAGGTTTGGTTTAGATTATGAAAAATTTTGGAATAACATAGATAAGATACTAACAAAATTACCTAAAGTAACAATTAACGTAATGGCAACATTTAACGCCTTATCAGTTTTCACATATGGGGATGTTATTGAACAAATATTCGATATGAAGAAAAAACATGCAAACAATGTTAGATATTGGATATCGGCAATACAATTAGACACATCGTATTTAAGATGGCCAAAACATCTATCGGTAAAAATATTAGAAAGAGAACACAAAGAACTTATTTTAGAATCAGCCAAAAAAGCATTCTATTATGCAACACCAGAATTTAATCACGATAACGTAGGGTTTTCCGATGTTGAAGTTCAAAAAATAAAAAGAATCTACGATTACTCAATTGCTGAAGATGAAACATTTGATGTGGAACAAAATAGAAAAGACTTTGTATCGTTTGTTGATGAATATGATGAAAGAAGAGGTACAAATTTCATTCTAACTTTTCCAGAACTAAAAAACTTTTATTACGATGTTAAAAATAAATAAAGAAAACATATGGGTAATGTGGCCAGATTTTCTTGCTGATAATTTTATTGATTACCCAAGTAATAAAATCTTTGACTATAGGGGAAACTTTAATTTCTTAATTGAATTTCAATTATCAGATGTGGTAACAAATAAAATGACGTTATTTGCCAAGTTACCAACGTACTTCGGTATTGATATTGAAATAAGTGGATTGTTAGTAATTTTCAATGAAGAGGGAGATGAAACAAAATACCTAACTAAGAATTATGGATGGGAACCAAATAAAAAATATAGATTAGAAATAACAAAAGATGGTAACGATATTAAAGTAACCATCAACAATGAATTGATATTTGATATTACTTTAAAAACTAATTTAATTGAGGATAATAAACCTCACATAATCTTTGGTTCTGGTAATTTCCCAAAGAATGATTACAATTTAAATTATTTTGATGGTACCATTTCATACCTATCAATTAAAAAAGATGGGGCACTCATATCTGAACACACATTTGAAAAATTCATTCATAATAAAAGTTATGACTTAACAAATAACTGTAACTTCATACATAAAATATAAAAAATGTTAAACGAAATTTTTGAGAAGACAAGAAAAGAATTAAATTCTGTGGGGTGTGGATTTTGTTTAGCAAAATGGACACAAGTAACTTTACACCTACAAATGGGTCAAACACATTCGTGTCACCACCCGTCACCACATTTCATACCCTTAGAAGAATTAAAAAATAATCCCTCGGCTTTACACAATACACAATTTAAAAAAGAACAGAGGAAAGAAATGTTAGAAGGTGGTAAACCCAAAGAATGTTCATATTGTTGGAACATTGAGGATTCATCAAACGCCTTTTCAGATAGGACATACAAATCGTCTGAACCATGGTCTAAACCATTTATAGATGAAATAAAAAACCTTAATTGGAATAACAATTATAACCCAAAATATGTTGAGGTGGCATTTAGTAATCATTGTAACTACAAATGTTCTTATTGTGGTCCATCTTACTCATCTCAGTGGATGCAGGAGATATTACAACACGGGAAGTACCCAACATCGAATGAGTTCGGTAATCTTGAATGGTTAAAAAGTGAGAATAAGATGCCAATCCCACATAATGAATTTAACCCTTATGTTGAATCATTTTGGAAATGGTGGCCGGATTTATATCGAGATTTACACACGTTTAGAATTACTGGAGGAGAACCGCTACTTTCAAAAGATACGTTTAAAGTGTTGGATTACATTATCGATAACCCCAACCCAAACAAAAATTTGAATTTTTCAATAAACACCAATTTAGGTGCACCTGATAAGTTATTCAATGAATTTTTAAACAAAATAAAAAGAATAATAGATGAAGATAGAGTTAACGAGGTAATCGTATTCACTAGTGTCGATACGTGGGGTAATCAAGCAGAATATATCAGAAACGGGATGACTTTTAATTTAGTATGGGATCGAATCAATATTCTATTAAAAGAAATACCAACATTGACAATCATTATAATGTCCACATATAACGCACTATCGGTACCAAGATATAAGGACTTAATTAAAAATGTTTATAAACTAAAAGAAGAATACCATAACCCATATAGATATTACGGATCATCTATCATTTTAGACTCATCATATTTGAGACACCCAGAATATCAAACCGTAAAGATTTTAGGTGATGATTGGGTAAAAGAAGTTAAAGAACAAGCACAACTAATGGATTTTTATGAACAGATAAGAGTTGGAATGGATGGGTACGGTTTTACGGATATAGAAATTAATAAGTTAAATAGAATTCACGATTGGATGCTAGTAAAAGAAGAGGACGATTGGTTAAAAACAAACAAAAAAGATTTTAAAATCTTTGTTGACGAACACGATAGAAGAAGAGGAACCAATTTTGTTAAAACATTCCCTGAATTAGAAAAATTTTACCATGATATTCAATAAAACATCATACTACATACCAAATAAAACTAAGAACAACACTAACGTTAAAGATTATTCTTCAATTGAAAATAACTTTACAATTATAGCTGATTTTAGGTTATTTGATTTTGTAGATAACGAAGCAACAATCATTTCTAAAGATGGTCACCCAATGGGTTTATTTTTAGAACTACCTAACATAGTGAAATTTGTTTGGTACACAACCGGAAATAGATATAATGATGTTAGATTTATAATTGATGACATTAAACAAAGAATGAATATAAAGGTAACGGTATCAGAATCGATTGGTTTGTATTTTAATGACGTTTTAATGGATTCTAAAGTTAAAGGTGATATTATTGATTATTCAGAAAAAAGACTCTTAATTGGGTCCCTATATCCATTTAACGGTGAAAACGATAAATGGTTTAATGGTGACATTAATAACATAATTATATATAACACGTTAGTTGATTATACGGATAAAAATATGTATATTAATATGAATTTCGAAGAAAATTCTAAGTTTAAAACATTCGACAATAGTGGGAATGGAAATCACGGAATTCTAATCGAAGACCCAGAATATGTTAATAAATCAATCGATATGTTTAATAATGTCGCACCAAAACAAAAAATCATTTAATGTCTAATATACCCTATACCGAAATTAAAAAATTGATGGACGATTTTTCGTCCTCTTTTTGTGCTGCGAAATGGTATAACGTATCTATATGGTTAGGTAACGGTAAAACCGCATCTTGTCACCACCCACTAGCACATCCAATTCCATTAGATGAGTTAAATAGTAATCCATCCGCCCTACATAATACCAACTTCAAGAAAGAAAGAAGAAAGGAGATGTTAGAAGGTGTTAGACCAAAAGAATGTTCATATTGTTGGAGAGTGGAGGATGCGGCAAAAGACAACCCAAATATTTTTAGTGATAGAATGTACCAAACATCTAGGTATACCAAGGAAGACATTGAAAAAATTAAAACAATGCCGTGGGACGCGAATGTGATACCTAAAACGATTGAAATCTGTTTCGATAATCTTTGTAATTTGGCTTGTAGCTACTGTAATTCAGAGTTCAGTTCAACCTGGTCCAAAGATATTTTGAACAATGGTGAATATGAGGGAATGAAAACTAATGGTGGACTAACATATAAAAGTGACGGTTCAATTGCCATGCCGTTCGGTAATAAAAATGAAGACAACATCTACGTAAATAACTTTTTCAATTGGTTCGAAGAAATAAGGGGAGAGTTAATGGAACTAAGAGTATCTGGTGGTGAACCATCAAGAAGTCCTTCATTTTGGAAACTGTTGGATGTTTGTAATAATGATAAGTTTGACTTTGCGGTTAATAGTAATCTCATTATGGACGATGAGAGACTTTATAGGTTACTAAATTCTTCTGATAAGTTTAAGTCGTTGGACATCTATACCTCAGCCGAATGTTTCGGTAAACACCAGGAATTCGTTAGAGATGGATTTAAGTGGGATTTATGGAAAGACAATATGTTCAAAGTCGAAAAATCCAAAAAGGTTAGAAGACTTAATATTATGATGACAATTAGTGTCTTAAGTATTTGGACTGTAGACTTGTTTTTAGATGAAATTGTTAAATGGAGAAAAGAATTAAATAATATCCATACATTCTCAATGAGTGTAAATATTTTAAGGTTCCCTTCGTTTCAAAGTATTAATATGATTGACCAAAACATAAAAAACTTATTGGCAGATAATATTGAATCATCGGTTATTAGTAATAAACCATGGATGGAAGAATGGGAAGTAAATCATTTTGACAGATTGGTTTTATACTTGAGACAAGTTGACATATCCTATGAGGATAGTGATAGTACTGAAAATAAAATAAACGACCTTAAAAAATTCGTTAATCAATATTCAATAAGAAGAAATAAACCAATAGAAGAATATATGCCAATTGAATTTATAAATTGGTTTAAAACATTATAGAAAATGGAAAATAAAAAATTCATATGTAATTTATTGTGGAACCATATCAGTGTTCATCCACATGGACATTGTTCTGTTTGTTGTGAAGCTAATTGGGAAGCGGAAGAAACCTTTGCCAAAACCGATGGAAAGGTTGTTAACATAAATCAAGGTGTTGAAAAAGTAATTAACTCTGATAGTTTTAAAAAAGTTAGAAAACAAATGGTTAATGGTGAAGTACCTAACGCCTGTTTAACTTGTTATAATGTTGAAAAGAATGGTAACGTATCTAAAAGAATTAAAGAAAATAGAGAAATTATTAACACCTCAATTAATGAGGATGGTAGTATAGTACCTAATTTAACAAACGTAGAATTAAGACTTGGTAATTTTTGTAATTTTAAATGTCGTTCATGTAATGCCGAATCGAGTACATCTTGGATAACCGATTATTATAAATTAAAAGACGTTGTACCTTTACCATCTGATTATCAATCTATAAAAAATAGTGAGGATTCAGACTATGAATGGCCTGACAAAGTTGAATTTTATGATGACTTAATTAAGTTCACACCTAACCTTAATTTATTACAAGTAAGTGGAGGTGAACCGTTTCTTGTCTCAAAACACGATTACTTAATTAAAAGAATGGTTGAGGAGGGTCACGCTAAAAATACAACAATTTCATATATCACCAACGCTAATTATGATTTTGACAAAATAAAACCAACATTAGAAAAATTAAAGTCATTTAAAAATGTGGCATTATCTATTAGTATTGACGATGTCAAAGATAGAAATACATTTATTAGGAGTTTAAGTAATTGGGATTTAACAATTAATAACCTTAAAAGGTACATTAATGAATATAATTTCCATATTAGTATCACACAAACTATCAACGCGTTTAATTTTTTATATATTGAGGAGTTGGCTCAATTCCTTATAAAAGAAGGTTTATATAAGTTAGATGGTTCAGGTAAAATTTATCGACTAACACCTAATCATGTTTTTTCACCATCATACCAAAGTCCAAATGTTTTTCCTATTGATGTGAGGAGAAAAAAAATTGATGAAATAAAAGGTTTGGTAAGTGATGAGTTCTTTAATGACTTGTATGGTGTTTATTACAATACACCTGAAAATGGAGAAAAAGATTTATTTGTTAATGTAACAAATAAGGTTGATGAAATAAGGAGTGAAAGTTTTTTGAACACATTCCCAAAAATAAAAGAAGTTTTACAAAAAAAATTATTATAGATGAGTAACGGTAACAATATATCAAAAACATTTTGTGTTCTACCATGGGCACATTTAAACGTACAACCTAATGGTGACATTTACCCTTGTTGTATGGCTCCTTATGGTAAATCAATAGGTAACACTAGTAAAGACACCTTAGAAGAAATATGGAATGGTGATGACATGAAAACAATCAGAAAAGAAATGTTAGAAGGAGAAAGACCAAATCTTTGTGAAAGATGTTTTCTAATTGAAGATAGTGGTCTGTTAAGTCCACGAAACACCCACAACCATTTTTTTAATAACGAGATTCCTGATTTAATTAAAGAAACAAATCCTGAAACTGGACATAATGATAAATTTGTATTAAAGTATTGGGATTTTAGGTGGTCTAACATTTGTAATTTTAAATGTAGAATGTGTGGAGCGTTTTCAAGTAGTAAATGGTACGAAGATGAGACTGCACTATACGGAACAAAAATGGATAACAACGGATTACTGAATTATAACTCAGATAGTAAGGAAGATATTTTTAAATACGTGGACAGATTCATCAACGATGTTGAAGAAATTTATTTTGCGGGTGGTGAACCATTAATCATGGATGAACATTATATCATATTAGAAAAACTAATTGCTGCGGGTAGAACAAATGTGAGAATTAGATACAACACAAATTTTAGTCACATTAAATTTAAAAAATGGGATTTACATGGTTTGTGGAGTCACTTTTTGAATGATCCAAATGGTAGAATCATGTTATTTGCATCTTTAGATGCTGTTGGTAAATTAGCGGAAGTAATTCGTAATGGGACAAAATGGAATAGTGTTTATGAAAACATTAAATCATGTGTTGATAAAGGAATGGAGGTACATATTTCACCAACAATCAGTATACTAAACATATTCCACATTAATGAATTAATTGATATGGCAATAACTGTCGGAGTTAATCCAAATACGGTATCATTAAATAATTTACTAACAACACCACATTGGTACGACATCAGAATATTACCATCAAATCTTAAGGTTGATTTAATAAATAAATTACATGATTATACAAAGACCATCGAAAATCCACATGTTAGGAGAATAGTTGATAATGCCATTAATGCATGGGAAAAACACATGAACACACCATTTGAAGGTGACATTAAAGATTCCGAAAGACATTTACTTAGGTCAACTCTCATATTAGATAAAAGAAGAAATGAAAAGTTTTTAGATGTTAATCCACAATATGTTGATTGGTTTACTGAAATTGAAAACTCAATAGTTGATAAATCCTTTTTAAACGAAATAAAAAACGACGATACATTAATATGAATCAATTAGATAAAAAGGATTGGGTTTGCACACAACCATTTAATTTTTTGGAGTTATTTGACCATAAGACTTTTATGTGTTGTCCGAATTGGTTGCCCGTAAATCTAGGTGACCCAATGTCTATTGAAACTAATTGGAAGTCAGATATTGCCGAACAAGTTAGGGAGAGTATGTTAGATGGCTCATATAAATTTTGTATTGAATCAAGATGCCCCAAACTAACAGGACTTAAGGAAGGTAAAACACATGGTTTTGTAAGTAAAGAAGAATTCCTTAAAAATAGAAATAAATATGATAATGGACTCCCAACAACAATCAAAATGAATTTTGACCAAAGTTGTAATTTAAAATGTCCATCATGTAGAACTACATTTATTAATTACGAGGGAGATGAACGAGAAAGAACCGAACAATTAATACAACACATTGAACAGGAATTAAGCGGTGGTTTAGAACATATCGAATGTACGGGGTCAGGTGATCCATTCTTTTCTAGAACGTTTAGAAAGTGGATGATGAATTTTGATTTTACAAAATACCCCAACCTTAAAAAAATCCATTTACACACTAACGCAACACTGTGGAATGAATCTAACTGGTCGAGAATGAAAAACATTCACAAGTACGTAAAGAGTTGTGAAATATCGGTTGATTCCGCAATAAAAGAAACATATGAAAATAAAGTAAGGATTGGAGGTAAATGGGAAGATATCCAAAATAATTTAAATTTTATTTCGACATTACCTTACCTACGTGATGTAACAATATCATTCGTTGTCCAATATGAAAACTATCAAGAAATGGTTTTGTTTTATGAAATGGTTAAAAACATTTTCTCAAATAAAAGTAAAAATTGGTCCGTGTTTTATAACAGAGTGGTTAATTGGGGTACATATACCGCCGAACAATTTAAAAAAACGGATATTGGTGATTCTAATCACGATGAGTATTATAAGTTGATTGAAATATATAATCGATTACCAAAAACAGAAAGAATAAAACATAATTTAACATTATAAGATGATAAAATGTGCAAACATAAATAATGGGTTGAGGGTAACAACGGATGGAAAATTTACACCATGTTGTATTGCTAGTGAAACATATCTTAAAGATGATGATGGTAATGTTATGAGTGTTCTAAACACAACCTTCCAAGACGCACTACAATCACCTACATTAAAAAAACTTAAAGAAGATTTTAAAAATGGAATAAAATCACCAGAGTGTAATGGTTGTTGGAATTTAGAAGATTCGGGAGTTGAAAGTAAAAGAATTAGAGATAATAATAGAGTTGCACATTTAACCCTACTAGAAAGTGAAATACATTTTTTAGAATTAAACATGGGGAATATTTGTAATCTAACTTGTAGAATATGTAACGTATATTCATCTTCAAACTGGAAAAAAGAACATAAATCAGTTTTAAACCCGGATATTTCAGATGAAAAACTAAATCAGATTACAAAATCTTGTTCTTTACCATTTGCTGACGACAGTATGGTTTGGGATGAAATTGAAAAAAATATATCATCAGTAAAAATACTTGATCTATATGGTGGTGAACCAATGTTAATGAAAAAACAATGGTCCATTTTAGAAAAATGTGTATATACTGGTATTGCTAAAAATAAGTATGTTCATTTTAACACTAATGGTACTATTTTTAAAGATGAATATTTTGAAATATTAAAAAACTTTGAGCTTTCTGATATTTCATTTAGTATAGACGGTGTTGGTGATAAATTTAATTATTTAAGATATGGTGCAAACTGGAATGAAGTAAAAAATAATATTTTATTATGGTTAGATAAAACAAAAGATTTAAAAAATTTCAAGTTTCATATTTGTTACACAGTTTCAATTATGAATGTCCTAGATTTTAACGAAGTCGCTGAATTTGCAATTGAGAATAATATTCGAATACATTGTAACTTTTTATCACAACCAAAATACTATTGCATAAACAATATTCCAGAAAACTTAAAAATAGATATTGAAAAATATGTTAATGAATCTTATAATAGTTTACCGGTAAAAAGCCCGGAAATTAAAGAACAATTTACAAATATTACGCAATACCTTAATAGTAAAGAATCGACAGAACAGGACTGGAATTCATTTATTAAAATAAATAATTTACTAGATGAATCTAGGGATCAAAAATTTAAAGATATATTCCCAATAACATATAATATTTTAAAATTAAGCTAATGTATTTTCACAATCCACTTTGGCCAAGCGGTCAAGACAATCTATATCTTTTAGCCCCCATACCAGTATACATGAAACAATTTGATGATCATGATTTACATGATTTGGTTTATAATTTAGGGTTTAATGAGTTAACACCCGAACAAAAATTAATGGGGCAAGAATTACCTGAACAATATGATCAGGATAGACAAAGCACATATGAAATAAATTATGGTAAACATGATAAATGGGTTGAACCGACAGAATTCAACCCAATAGGTAGTCGTTTTCTTGTGCCCACAAATGAGTTTTTAGATAGAGAAGAAGAATGTGTTAAACTAATTAAGAAACGATGTACAGATGGTTTTATTGATTTTTTAAATTTATTAAATTTTAAACATAACAACAACCCAAAGGTGACAGAAAGTTGGATACAATATTATGAGCCAACTTCTGGAAGAGGACATAATCAACACAACCATTGTAGGTGGTCTATTTATGAATCAGCACCTTTAAGTTTTGTTGGCGGATATTATTTATCAGATGGTGAGCCAATCGCAGATCATCCATACAGTGGTGTTTTTACGTTTCATATCAGAGGAATGTCTCACTTTATAAGACCTAAAAAAGGTATGTTAATGATGTGGCCGGCTGATATTATACATTCAGTTAAACCATTCTATGGTAAAACCCATAGATGTGTAATTAATTTTAATATTGAAATATAAATGATAAAAATAGATTCAGATATTTTCGTTTTTAAATCTATAATACCAAAATCTATTATTGATGAATTATTATTAGTTCGTGATAATATTGGTGGTATTGATAGGATTGATGTAGATAAAATTGATATGAGTTTATTTTATAAAATTAATGATTTTTGGTTCAATAATATTGAATATCCGCTTTTAGACGACTATCTAAAAATTTATGATATTGAAAATGGTATTGGATTAAACGCGTCTCACGAAACAATAAAAAATATAAAAGATTTTGTTAAAACAAAATGGAGGGATATGTTTTTATTACATTATTATAGAGACAATACAATTTTTTCAGAAAAGAATGTTCATTGGGATTTTAGTGGTTTAACATTTGTTGGCTTACTTAATAATAATTTTAAAGGTGGTGAACTTTGTTTTCCAAGACAAGACATTTCTTATAATTTAGAATTGGGTGATATTATTATCTTTCCAGGTGGATTGACACACCCACATTTTATAAAACCAGTTACAGATGGGCGAAGAGATGTTTTGGTTGGGCAAAGCTTAACATTAATACAAAACCATAAAATTGATTATGAATAAAGCTATTTGTTTATTTGTATTTAAATCTCCATTAGTTAAAAACGGTATAATAGAAAAAGAAGAAGACAATTATTATATTGATTTGGCGATTAAAAATATTAAGACCTATAAATCTTACCCAGTAGATATTCTTGTTTTAACTGACAGTCCAGAAGAGTTTAAGGACTTAAATGTTATTATTGTCCCGTATACTGAAGTAGACAAATCTTATACGGATAAATTATTGATTTGTGAAATTGCTTTAAAAAAATATGAGACGATATTATATGTTGATTCTGATATCACATTAAATATTGATAACTTCTGTGAAGCAAAATTTAACCCCGGGATTTATTATACTGAAGATTGGTTAGAAACCCCTTTAACATATCAAGAATTTAAGAACATCATTAAAGATGATTATTTTGATCATATTGAAAATCATTGTAAAAAAAACAATTTAAAAATTAGCGATGCTAAATTAATTGGTGAAAGATTTTTCGTTATTAGTAGAGATGAAAAGTTGAATGACTTTTTTAAAATTTTTAATTGTTTAAAAAAAGAAATAAACAATAATGATGTTAAATTTAATAACAAACCATTAGGTAGAGGTGAGGGATTAATAATAGGTATATCGATTTTAAATTCGGGGGTACCTTTATATAAAACCAATGATTTAAAACAAGACTTATATTTTATATATGAATAATTTAAAAGTAATCTTTGTTAATTGGACCGCGCCATTTTTTCACAAGAATGATGCTCAAGGGTATAATAGAATGAAGATGTTTGATTTACCCGACGATGAATATGATATTGTTGATTATGAATTAGTTATACAGGAATTAGCAGTAAGAAACGCGAAAAAGTATGTTGGGGTAACAAAATTGTATACTGATAATATTGGGTATGAATTTTATAAGAAAAAAGGAATGTTGGGGTTATGGGATGAGGTGGATACGGATGTTTTAGAGACATTCAATAAAGAATACTCATACATTGAACCAGGTAGATTTTGGACAACGGGTAAATCAATTGTAATTGGTAAAGAACCCACACCATATCTATTTTTAGATTTAGATTTTATTGTAAGGAGTAAATTACCTGATTGGGTTTGGAATTACGATTTAGTACACACCCAATGGGAAATTCAAAGGGGAGAATTTTTTGTTTTTGAAAATCAAGTAAACCGTATCGGTGGTATTGAAGACTTCAATCAAAATATGTTTATACCAAATACATCATTTGTTTTCATGAACAATGAGACATTAAGAGATGATTACCTAAAAAGACATTTAGATATAATCACTAGAGAATATGAATACATACCTGAGTGGTTATGGTTAATTGCTGATCAAGGGATACTTGGTTACGGGATTAGAAAATTGAATATGAAAGTGGAGAGTATTGAGAATAAGATTTATATGTCATATTCAGAATCACATTCTATTGGTGATAATCCCGCACCAGGAAAGGCTTTATTTTGGTTAAAGGACCCAAACAGAGTTGATCACACTGAAAATTTGAATTACGAACACGTGTGGTTTAATAAACACGCATTAAAATTAAATGAAGAATATAGAAATATGAAAATTGAGGAATACAAAAATGAAATTAATAAAGTAAATAAAAAGTTAATTTAATGAAATTTATACATAGCTATATTCCAAATAACTTTAATGTCGATAAAAAATATACACACGTCATATGGAAAGACGTTTTATATGTACAATTACTTAGCGCGTTAATGATTAAAAGAAATCAAGGGAATATAAAATTATACACAAATGAGTTTGTTATGGAACAAATTGTTAAAATTGGTATTCCATATGATGAAATAGATATAGATGTGTTAGATGGATTAAACCCAACTACGTTTAGTGTTGTGAAAATGAAGGTGTTCGAATCGATGAATGAACCTTTTATTCACATTGATACCGACACTATTATTAATAAAAAAATAACGTTTCCATTAGAACAAGACGTTATGTTCGCACATAGAGATTTTCCAGATTTAGGACGTAACACAACACCAAAAGGATTTAATGATTATTTTACTAGTGCAATGAATGCATATGGGGTTCCGTTTAATGATATGAAAAAATTTCATTCGGAAGAAAAAATTAAAAACTTTAAAGTTGGAGACATCCCAAATATGAATTTAATATATGTAAAAGATTTCGAATTATTCAAAAAGGCAACACAATTATCATTAAGTCACTACGAAGAAAATAAAGAAAAGATAGACTCATATGATAAAGGATATGGAGCTTGTTACATTGAACAATTAATGATACATTTAAACTTAATGGAATTGAGTGATAAATATAAAAATTCAATCACATCTGGAGAGTGTTTTTTAGCTAATAAATGGTTCTTTCAAATATTACAGGAACGAAGAGATGGGACGTACTTAGAGAACGATTTTGAATTCCCATTAATGTTTCAAAACAATTACCACTACGATGAAGAATTTATCTGTGATTGTTGTGGTGTGTCTAACCTAAAAAAGAACAAATACACTATAAAAGATGAGGAGGATATGTTAAAATATTTTAATCATGATTTTGGTGGTATACTACATTTAGCTCATCATAAATGGTCACCCATAATACAATGTTTAATTATTGGACAAATCGCCCACAGATTTGGGGTTGAGTGGTTACGTAAGGTGAATAGTTACTATAGAGAGATATACCCAAAATATAACATTAATCTACCACTTTTATCACCCGGAGAAAAAATGTATGAAAAAATAACAGGATTTCAATTTTATGATAAAAGTGTAATTTAACTTTATTATTTCAATCTATTTTCATATATTATATGTATGATATATTGGTTTACGGGTCAACCCGGATCGGGTAAAACAACTATTGCGTTAGAATTGATGAAAACTCTTTCACCCACATCTACCGCACATATTGATGGTGACGATTTAAGAGACATTTTCCAAAATAAAGATTATTCCGAAGCAGGAAGAAGAAGGAATATTGAGAGGGCTCAAGACATTGCACTTTTCCTACATAGGAAAGGGTACACGGTTTTAGTGTCATTGGTTTCACCATATAAGGACCAAAGAGACACATTTAAAAAACTAGCAGATGTTACAGAGGTTTATGTACACACTAGTGAGATTAGAGGTAGGGAAAATTTCCACGTATCTAATTACGAACCACCAACAGAAGACTTTATAGATATTGATACCACCACAGAAACCGTGGAACAATCATCAAATAAATTATTAAATATTATAACATTATGAGTAAAAAGTACGCAATGTATGTTGGCCGTTGGCAGAATTGGCACAAGGGTCACGAATGGTTAATCAACCAACAATTGGAAAAAGGTAAGAATGTATGGGTGGCGATTAGAGATGTTGAGGTGGATGAAAATAACCCAAAAACCGCACAGGAAGTGTTGCAGATGTTAATACATGAACCCTTTTTTAGTCAGAACTTTGATAAAATATTAATATCGATTATTCCTGACATTGAAAGTATAAACTATGGTAGAGGTGTGGGTTATGATGTAATATATCACGAACCTCCAGCGGATGTGGCGGTAATAAGTGGAACGGCAATAAGAACTGGACACATGAGTCCAGATGGAACTATAAAATATGACCAAACTAAAGGATAATGATTGTAGAGCGTAGGAGACACATTGCTAAAACCATTTCATATCGAATTATAAGTACTTTAATTGGATTTGGTTTAATGTGGTTAATAAGTGGTTCAATTAAGGTTGGAGCCGCGTTTGGGGTTGCTGAGTTGGTATATAAACCCATTCAATATTATCTTCATGAGAGGATATGGTATAGATGGATTAAATACGGATTAAAAGATAAAAAATAGATATTTATATAAAAATAAGAAAATAATATGAGAGCAGTAATAGTTGGTTTGGATTTTGTCTACGATTCAGGGGGTAATTTAAGACCTATTGAGATGAATACGAATATCGGATATTCCACACAAAAAATAGAAAACGATAATGAAGTATTTGATATGACGGATTTTCAGAATTTTGTCACCTCAAATTTGTTTACGAAGATAACATATATGGGGGCTAACGTTAAAATTAAAGAACAAATTCAGAACGTAGCCGCAAATTTATCTTTGGAATTTGAAACAATAGCTACCGCCCCAAATTCGATAACAATTCCATATATTGAAGATAGTGAAACACATTTAATTGTGAGGACTTCATTTGACACCACGGCTATATTGGATAGTTCCTATTGTGCTAATAAAATTGAATATCTAAATTTGATTAAGGATAGTGAATTTGGTTCGGAATTCGCTTATTTAAATGATGAAGATGTCCTAATAAATAATATAACAAACATTCAAGACAATGGGATACATCCTAATTTTATTTTAAAAGCTATAAAACCCGCTTATAATAAGGAAGTTTATCCTAAGTTTTATAAGGTGACAAATCAAACAGAATTGGACCTTGTTTTACAAAACGTTACTGAAGATTATTTTTTAATGCCATATTATTTTAACGAATCGAAGGTATACTCTAATAAGGTAACTAAGATTAGAAAAATAAGTATGTTATTCCCCCCAAATTTAGAATCTATTCACATAGGGGGGTATACCGACATCGCAATTCAAAAATTAACAAATAATGTCACTTATAGTGATGAAACGTTTGAAATCGATAATCTTTACAGAAATATTTATTACACTTCAGATTTTAAAATCAACCTTCCAAAATTATTGGATGACGATTATGTTATTATGGCCGATGGTTCAACAAAAAGTGGATTAGATTTACAAATTGGGGATATTGTTAGAACTATAGACATCCCTAATGCTGATAATATCGATGCGGTAAACGTTTTAGCGAATTATCAAATTGATATGCAAACTTTTTTGGATGGTGTAGTTTATAGTACAAACAAAATTATAAGCAAAAAAAGAATTGATATTAATGTAGAAATTGCTAAAATAACGTTTACCGATGAAACAGAATGGTTTGATACCATTAACTCAAGTTATTTAATTTACGAAAATAATGAAATTAAATTCGTTAAAATAATGGATTTTGTTCCAGGAAATGTTGTTTTACTTATAGATACATCGGAAAATGAAAATGTTCAAATAGTGGAAAAAATTGTTCAATCAATCAATATTGTGGATGAAGAATTTTCAGGATGGACAATTGGTGTAGAAAGAGCACATTTGTTTTTAACATCAACTGATAACCCAACAACTACATACGTGTCTTATTTTGCCGCCGTTGAACATAACTATGCTAGTTGTTTTGGTACACCATACTACGGACAAGGTAGTTGCCCCAAGGGACAATGTTGTGGCCCATTTGCAGTCTGTGAGTATTGTATAAATTAAAAAATAAATTATTAATCAAGAAAAGATATGACAAATCAAGAAAAACAACTTACAGACTCAATGGTTACCGAAATAGGGAATCTAATTGTACAAACCAATAGTTAAAAAAAATGATTAATATTAAGGAGATAATCGATGCGTGGATTATTAGCTTTAACCCAAGTCAAACTCAATTAAACAAATCAATTGAAAGAGGTGAGATATGTGAAGTGTGTCCATCAAGAAAAGTAATTACTAAAAAATTAAAACTTGCCACAGTTTGTGGTGAATGCGGTTGCCCAATATCCAAAAAAATTTTTAGTATAGAATATAACCCGTGCCCATTAGGGAAATGGGAAGAAATTGATAAAAAATACAAAATAGTGGAAAAAACTAATAAAACATTTATTTAGTTTATTATGTCTATATGTATAAATAATGATTTAATATGGGTATCAGTTCCGAGATGTGCCAGTACATCAATAGAACGTTCTATTCTTAATTCTCCACTTATAATTAATCACCATAGATTTGGAACGGCTAGAGAGTACCCAAAACACATACACGTTAAGTTATCTGAACTATATGTAAATTTTGGAAAAATGGAAACCGTAGTTGTTAAAAGGAATTATTTTGATAGATGGATAAGCGCACTACAACATGTTTGGAATATGTACGAAATTGCAGGTATTAAAATATCTGTAAAATGGGAGGACATCAACAACGATTTTATATATAATAATTTTACTAATGATTATGTGGATTCAATTTATTCGATTGGGGAAATGAAAACCGATTTAACGAAATATGATGACATAATTAAAATGAGAGAGTTTAACAAATCGATAATATATAAATTCACCAAAAATATACCTAAAAATATAGACCACACTTTTAACCCACTCATATTGTTACAATCTCAATCATATTGGGTTGATAACCAAAAATGCACTTATGAATTTGACATTACTGAGATTGATAAATTTGAAAAATTTATTAGTGAGAGATATGATATTGATTTTAAGGTAGATAGAATAAATAAAAGTCACCCAATAAAAAACAACATCATAAAAGATGATAAGTTAAAAAAATGGGTTTTCGATAACTTTGAAAAACGTTTTATCTCTCGAAATACATTAATATAAAATATGGTTATACTATTATTATGTGAACCTAGAAGTGGATCAACTAATTTAGCGAATTGGTTTTATTATAATAAAAATTTTACCATATTGTTTAATCCAGATATCCCACCAGAACACATAAACTCATTAGATGATAAATGGTATCAAAACGAGATTTCACCTAAAAATTACGAATATAAAACAGAACATGTACTAATTAAAGAAGATTTTTATCATTATAAAGATTATTCTGAGTTTACCAATATTTCGGACAAGGTAATTTGTTTGTATCGAAAAAATGAATCTGGACAAATTGAGTCTTGGGTAAATGCTAAGAAAACAAATAACTGGAGCAATCGATGGGTGTACCTTAAGGGTGACTTTAAATTAGACGAAACGGAAGTTAATTTTTTTAGAGAATTAAAAAAAACTTTTAGAGAACGGTACTTAACCGACCCAACCCATTTTAAAATATCATACGAGGAATTGTACAATGAAAACGGATTTCAAAAAATAGTCGATTATTTAAATTTGGACTGCGTTGAAAATATAAATTTCCCAATAGGAGGTAAATATAGAATAGATGTTAATAAAAGAACAAATCTTATTTAATATAAATGATAAAATATAAATTAAACTACGAAGACTTAATAGAACGTAACATTCACCTGGATTTTAAGATAGTAGAAACAGCAGATGGCGATGTTATTAAACGTTGTATTGATTTATTTAATTCTAAGATTACGTGGGATAATATGTTTGATTTAAATGAGGCTAACAAACGTATCAATAATGGTGAAAAATTGTTTGTTGGATATTATGAAAATAATCTTGTGGGATATTGTTGGTTAAAATCACTCAATGAATTTGAGTATTATATATATAATGTCTTTATTGGAATTGATATAACCAATAGAAACTACGGTGCCACCGATTTACTATATTTATTAATAAAAAACCATACGAGTGGGGTAATTGTGGCTGATATTGACGAATGGAATGTGAAATCTCAAAAAGTTTTTGAAAAATTAGGGTTTAACCCCACAAATTAAACCCAAGAAACCCTTAAAACATTTTAAGGGTTTAATGTGGAGACATAATCATATCTTTAAGTATTTATCTAAGTAAATAACACACATTTAGATGAATATATTTGATCCACTTATATCGGGCTCCCTATCAGTATCGGGTTCAGGTGAAATTTCAGGTGATTTAACAGTACTTGGAACCATTCGTGGTACCATATCTGGAACAACCGATAACGCTATAAGCGCATCCGAGGCCCCAAAATACACACTAACTTCTAGCTTTCATACTTTTACTGGTTCTTATACCACAGGTTCATTTACTGGTTCATTTAAAGGAGAGGGGTCAGGTTTATATAATATCCCATCAAGTGGAATCACAGGGTTAAACTTATCCCAAATAGGTCAAGGTTCGTCAACCGCATCAATCTCAAGTACGGATGGTTTAAGGGTTAATACAAATACCGAAATTACGGGGGCTTTGACTGTCACAGGACAAATATCAGGTTCTTTAAAGGGAGATGGTTCAAATATATATAACATACCAGCAAGTGGAGTTACGGGTCTTAATTTAACACGGATTGCGGATGGAAGTGCCACAGCATCAATTTCTTCTGCAAATGGTTTAAGAGTTAACTCAAATACCGAAATTACGGGAGCGTTAAAACTTAACAAAGTAAATTTAGGTAGTAACAACATTGTTGATATGACCATAACAGATGGTGGTGGGAAATATTATGTTAACGGAGTTAAATCCCCAAGACTATCCTTCATTAGGGGTTTCAAATACAGATTTTATTTTAATAACAATGAGACACATCCATTACTTTTCTCTTTAACCAACGATGGGGAACACAATGGAGGTACAACATATACCACTGGAATAACAACCAATCTCGACCCTTTTTATGTTGAAGTTGATGTTACCGATGCCACCGCCGCAACACTCTATTATTGGTGTGACCATCACGTTGGGATGGGTAATTCTATAACGGTATATTCGGATTTTCTACATGGTCAATCCAATATTGGACTAATTAACGTAGATACAACAACATTTGCCACAACGGGGTCAAATAACTTTACAAACATTCAAAGAACAAGTGGGTCATTAGTGGTAACTGGTTCTGTAGATGTTACAGGTTCAATTAATCTTTTTGGTGTCGCTAATATAAGTGGGTCAATATCATTAAATGGTCAAGCGATTGGTACAGGTAAGTTAGATGAAACAACTTTCCAATCGTATACATCATCAAACGATGGTAGATTATTTGCAATTGAAAATTCCACATCATCATATAACACATTTACTAGTTCTATTGATACAACAATTAAAAATAAACTTAACACAGAAACGGTTATATCGGGAAGTGTTCAAGTTTTAATCACGGGTACAACGGGATATTCAACATTTAGTTCTAGTGTTTCTACAAGTATCGGAGCATTAAGTTCTAGCGTCGCCACAACAACATCTGGTTTAAGTTCAAGTATAGGTTCATTAAGTTCATCTGTTGAAGGAGTAACGTCAGGTCTTAGTGCGTCGATAACTTCTTTAAGTTCTTCAGTGGCAACGACCACATCTGGATTAAGTTCAAGTATTGGAAGTGTCTCTTCTTCATTTAGTTCTACTAATGATACCCAAAATGGTAGATTAGGTAGTATTGAATCCGCAACGAGTAGTTTAAATACATTTACTAGTTCAATTGATACAACAATTAAAAATAAAATTAACACTGAGTCTGTGATATCTGGTAGTATCCAAGTACTGATTACTGGAACTACGGGGTATTCAACATTTAGCTCAAGTATATCAACAAGTTTATCTGCAAGTGTTGCATCATTAAGTTCAAGTATTAGTGCATCAATTGATACTTTAAGTTCGTCGGTTGCCACAACAACATCGGGGCTTAGTTCTAGTATTGGAAGCATATCATCATCACTTAGTACAACTAACGATACTCAAAATGGTAGATTAACGAGCATTGAAACTTCAACTGGTTCATTAAACTCGTTCACATCTTCTATTGATACAACAATTAAAAATAAACTTAATACTGAATCAGTAATATCTGGTAGTGTTCAAGTTTTAATTACAGGAACAACTGGTTATTCAACATTTAGTTCAAGCGTATCTACAAGCATTAGTGAATTGAGTTCTAGTGTTGGTACTGCAATCAATGGATTAAGTTCTTCTGTTGCAACAACAACAAATGGATTAAGTTCTAGTATTGCTACAACAACATCTGGATTAACAAGTACAATAACAAGTTTAAGTTCATCAGTTGCAACAACAACATCTGGACTAAGTTCAAGTATTGGAAGTTTATCTTCATCGGTTGCAACAACAAATTTAGGACAAAATAATAGATTAGATTCTATTGAAGGTAAAACCGGAAGTTATGCAACTACAGGGTCGAATATATATCAAGGTAATCAAACAATAACAGGTTCATTATATATTTCAGAAAACTTAATAGTTGCTGGATCATCTTCGATTCAACATATCAGCTCATCTGTTGTTAACATTGCTGATAATATTATCACAGTTAACGCACAGAACCCAGCATTAAGATTTGGAGGATTGGCGGTTATTGATAGTGGTTCTTCACCACAAGTATCTGGGTCGTTGTTATTTGACGCTACTGAGAACGAATGGATATTCGTTCACCAAAATCAAACATCCGTTACATCGTCATTATTAATAATGGGTCCGGAGACCTTTGACGATTTAGGTAATGAAATCCATTTAACAAATAATAGATTACCAAAGTCTATCAACGACGAACACATTGGTGATAGTAATATCACAGATACGGGTACGAAGGTTTCTATAAATTCAAATACTGAAGTAACCGGAACTTTAAAAGTTACAGGAAACATAACTAGCCCTAATATAACTGCAATAGAAACATCTACTAGCAGTTTAAACAGTTTCACATCATCGTTATTGACAGCAATAGAATTAACGGGATCTAACTTAACAGTTAGGGGCGACTTTTTAGTTAAAGGTACAACAACAAACGTAAACACGTCAACACTTGATGTCGACAATAACTTAATTAATTTAAATGGTAGTGGTGCGACATTTGCTGGTTTAAGAGTTAAAGACACAACAGCACCAAGTCAAATATCGGGATCTTTATTATGGGATTCAACAAATGATTATTGGGTTGCTGGTCAATTAGGATCAGAACAAAGATTAGTAAGAGAAACAGAATTTAACACACAAATTACTAGAATCAATAATATTGAAACAAGTACGGGTTCATTAAATTCATTTACTAGTTCAATCAACACAACAATTAAAAGTAAATTAAATACTGATGGTGTTATTAGTGGTTCTGTGCAGGTTAATCATAATGCAACTACAAACTATGATGCAAATCAACACGTTGACCACACATCCGTTTCAGTATCCGCTGGTAATGGTTTAAGTGGTGGAGGTACAATTGCCGCAACAAGAACATTAACATTGGATACTGGTTCAGTACACTTTTTAGATGGGGTTAAAAAAGAATTAAATACGGAGGGTGTAATATCAGGTTCTTCACAAGTATTATTGGGAACAGGTATTTGGTCTGGTTCAGCACAATTACCATCAGGAGTTATTTCGGGCTCGGCACAAGTTATTTCTTCATTACCTTCTGGCACAGTATCAGGTTCATCACAAGTTTTATCTGGTACAGGCATATGGTCTGGATCAGCACAATTACCATCAGGAGTTATTAGTGGGTCGGCACAAGTAATATCATCATTACCATCAGGTACAATATCAGGTTCCGCACAATTAACAACCTTTGTACTAAAGGCTGGTGACACCATGACTGGTCAATTAATTGTAGGTTCAACGGGAACAGGTGGTTCGGCAACATTAAAAATTAACACATCTACTGCTGCCTCTTTTATACATTCGCAAGAGAATTTTGCTGCGAATATGGTTGCGGGTCAAACAAACCTTCTAGTTGTCGGTCAAGCTGGTAACACAAAAAATGCTGGTTACTTAGGTTATAACTGGTCTAGTTCCGCATCAAATAGTAACTACGTAAGTCTTGGGCATTGGGGTGCGGATAATTTATTTAGGGTTTATGGTGATGGAACTGTTTACATGGGTACAGTTACAACAGGTGTATGGAATGGTACTGCGATTGGTGACACATATATTAGTTCGGCATCGAATTGGAACACATCATATAATAAAAGAATATCAACATTAGGTTTTTCAAGTTCAACGGTTACAATTACATTAGCTGATAGTTCAACAGTAACAGCTTCCGTACCAACATTTAATCAGAGTACAAGTGGAACCGCAGCTAATATAACTGCGAGTTCAAATACAAGTTTAACATCGTTAGCCAACTTAGCTACTGTTGGTACAATTACAACGGGTGTATGGAATGGTACCGCAATCGCAAACGCATATTTAGCAAATTCATCTTTTAACATTGGTACAACATCAATATCATTAGGTAGGGCAAGTGCGTCTCAAACATTGACAGGTGTTAGTGTTGACGGTTCTGCTGCAAGTGCTGGAGTCATAACTGCATCGGGAGGATTAACAACTCAATATGGTAATGGAACTGTTGGATATTCATACGCAATTACTAATCCACAAACTGGTTTATTTGCGGCGGTTGATAATTCAAATAGTATCCTTACTGTTAATAGGCATCCAGACAATTATTATAGTCAATTAGGATTTAGTTCTAATGGAAATTTATATTATAGAAGTTTTTCAGCAACTGCAATTAACACGTCACAGGCTTGGAAAACAATTATTGATTCAGGTAATATCGGATCACAGACGGTATCCAACGTTTCAGGAACAGTTGCTGTTGCAAATGGTGGAACCGGTGCAACAACCGCAGCAGGTGCCAGAACAAACTTAGGTTTAGTTATTGGTACAGATGTTTTAGCATATAGAACATTTGGAACAGCAGCAAATAGTGCAACTGGAGATTTTGCAACTGCGGCTCAAGGAACAAAGGCAGATAATGCATTACCTTTAGCCGGCGGAACCATGACGGGTAACTTATTATTCTCTAACAAGGGTATTAATATGAAGAGAGATAGTGGTGCGGGTACGGGTATATCATGGTATTCTACGAGTTATTCATCATGGTGTGATTACATGTCACCCGCAGCAGCTACGGGTTGTGGTCCAAATGCTAACATTACCGCACCAGCGGGAACATACGTTACCAATTGGGCATTAAGAAGATTTATCGAAGGTGAAACAGGATATGGATGGACATGGGAATCGGGTACTGCAACTCAAACAACGCCAACAGTTAAGGCAGAATTAAGAGCGTCGGATGGTTTATTTAGTGTTGCCGGTGCGATGTATTCTGCAGGTAGTGTTGTAAAAACTGTTGCTAACTCATCATACTCAACATCATTCAGTAGTGTTTCATCAGTAACAGTAACACATAGTTTAGGAACAAAAGACGTGGCGGTATTTGTTTATGATAGTTCTGATAATATGTTTTGGCCATCATCGATTGTTACAACAAGTACATCTGTCGTTACAATAACTTTTTCATCTTCTAGATCAGGAAGGGTTGTAGTTGTGAGATAAAATTCGTATATTATAGAATATGTTAAGAGAAAACGTTGAAGTAAGTGGATCATTAAATGTAAGTGGGCAATATATCATACCTAGAGGACCGAGAGCAAATAGACCTTCTAGTCCTGACATTGGGTCTTTATATTTGGAAGAATCCACAAGTGGTAGTTTTGTTGTGACATATACCGCATCATCAAATTATGATGGTGGTTGGGAACCCGTAGGATCACAGGATACAGATAGAACAGGATTTAAATATAGACAAGTTATTAATGTTTCTTATTTGGCTGGTGGTTATAAAGACGCCTCACCTTGGAAGAATGTTCATAGAACAACAAATTCAACAGACCAAACAGTTCACTTAGGTGAGTTATTAGATTATCCAGCATCATATACATCAGGAGCTTGTAGTAAAAGTATTTTATTTCTTTGGTCAACAAATACAGATGGTACATTTAAAGGAGATAGCACAATCCACTCAACATGGACTAGTGGAATACACATGGTTAATGAAACCGCATACGCACATCAAACAAAGTGGGACTTAGCAAATGCAAGAGATGACTGTGGTACCTTACACCAAGAAACTGAGTTTGCTTGGATATTCGGTGCTGGTGTTGCTGCGGTTGAGAAATTTAATTTAACAAACGAAACGATGTATAGTGTTTATTACCAAGCAGGTGCACCATACTATACCACAACAACATCAATTACAGGTAGTGGTCCTTCAGGGGCTTCTGGATTTTCTGACGAGAATTATGGTTATGGATGGACACAACAAAGTGGTACAAAATTATTTTTTGCAAACGATACATTCACAAATAATCAACAATGGGGAGCGAGTGGACAACAGAAAGGAATTAGTTCTAAGGTTGGTAAAGGATATTGTGGTAACGAGGGGACATATAACGGTGGTTATAATTTAAGAAGATGGAATGTTTTCACCGAAACAAATATTGGTAATGTGGCAAAGCCACACCCTAACTGTGGAGAAGAAAACTTTACTATGGGACAAGACCATCAGTATATGCTTGGAAACTATGATGGTCTTCAAAATAATACTAGTTGGAAATTCACATATGCTACAGATAGTGGGGTTGTAAATCCTAGTGGATTAGCTCCAGGAGTTAATGGTGGAACATCTTCAGGACATTGTGGTTGGAGAACTTAAAAATTATATTTATAATATATGATACACGAAAATATTGAGATTAGTGGTTCACTAAGAACACAAGGAGTTGCAAAACCCCCAACAGGAACAAGAGCAAACAGACCAGGTAGCCCACAAACAGGTTCATTATATTTAGAACAGGCGGTTAGTGGTAGTTTTTTAATGGTTTATGTTGGTGTGAGTAACAATGATAGTGGTTGGGTTAGAGTATCGTCACAAGTAAACGCTAATGTTGGATTTAAATTTAGACAGATAATTAGTGTTTCTTATTTGGCTGGTGGATACAAAGATTCAACACCTTGGAAAAATGTTCATAAAACAATTAATGCCACTGATCAAACAACACATATTGGTGAGTTACTAGATTTTCCTGCAACTTATACATCGGGAGCTTGTAGTAAATATATCTTTTTCGTTTGGTCTGTTAACACAGATGGTGCGTTTAAAGGTCCTGCGGATGTTCATAGCGTTAGAACTTCGGCCATTAATATGAATAATGATACGAAATATGCACATAATGTTAAATTCGATATAACCGCAAATAGAAGTGACCTTGGTACAATGCATAAAGAGACAGAAACCGCATATATGTTCACGGGAGGTAGTACTAGAGTTGAGAGATTTGATTTAAGTACAGAAACAATTTCAACAGGGTTTCATTTAACAACAATCGATGGTGGTGATGGTGGTTCAGCATTTTCTGATGAAAACTTTGGTTATGGTTGGACATCTTCAGCAGGTATTAAAATGAGTTTCGCAACAGAAACAATTACATCATCCACTCAATGGGGAAATCACTCACAACAAAAAGGTATTAGTTCAAAAGTTGGAAAAGGTTACGCTGGAAATGAAGGTTCTTATAACGGTGGATACAACCTTAGACGATGGAGCAACGCCAATGATACTAACATTGGTAACGTAGCAAAACCACATCCTAACTGTGGAGAGGAGAATTTTACATTAGGACAAGATCATCAATATATGTTAGGTAATTATGATGGTGCACAAAATAATACAAGTTGGAAATTCTTCTATTCAACAGATACGGGAACAACTAGTGTAAGTGGATTAAACCCTGGTGTGAATGCTGGAACATCTTCAGGACATTGTGGTTGGAGAGCATAAAAAATAATTAAATTATGATATACGAAAATTTAGAAGTTAGTGGTAGTTTAACATCGGATAGAGTGGTGAATAGACCACCTAGAGGAACAAGAACGAATAGACCTGGTTCACCATTATCTGGTTCATTATATTTGGAGGAGTCCACTAGTGGTAGTTTCTTAATGTTATATACTGGAGTGTCAAATATTGATAATGGATGGGAAAGAATTGCCGCACAAGAAACTATACCAATTGCGTTTAAATATAGACAAGTTTTATCATACACATATTTGGCTGGTGGTTATAAAGACTCATCACCATGGAGAAACGTACACAAAACAACAAACTCAACAAGTCAAACAACACACGTTGGTGAATTATTAGATTATCCAGTATCTTATACATCAGGAGCGTGTAATAAAACAATATTATTTATTTGGTCAGTAAACGATGATAACTTATGGAAAGCCCCAGATGCAATTCATGGGACCCGGACATCAGCAATTAATATGTTTAATGACACAAACTATGCTCACCAAGCTAAATTTAATACAGGTATTGCTAGAAGTGACGTTGCTACCATGCAAAAGGAAACGGAATTTGCTTATTTAATTTCTGGTGGATCAACTACTATTGAAAAATTTAATTTATCTAACGAAAGTTATGTAAGTGGATTTGGTATAACGTCAATAAGTGGAACGGATGGTGCTGGTGCATTTTATGATGAAAGTTTTGGATATGCGTGGACAACATCCGCAGGAATAAAATTTAATTTCTCTAATGAAACACCAAGTTCCTCAACACAATGGGGTGCACACGCACAACAAAAAGGTATACCATCTAAAGTAGGAAAGGGGTATTGTGGTAATGAGGGTTCATATAATGGGGGTTATAACCTAAGAAGGTGGAGTAACTCCACTGATACGAATCTTGGTAATGTTGCAAAGCCACACCCTAACTGTGGAGAAGAAAACTTCGCATTAGGTCAAGATTGGCAATATATGTTAGGTAATTACGATGGTACTGGTCAAAATAACATAAGTTGGCAATTAATATATGCAACAGACACTGGGTCAGCATCTATACCTGGATTAGCACCTCGGGTTAATCCTGGAACATCATCTGGACATTGTGGTTGGAGATAACTTGACATTCTAAAAAATTTTCACTATATTAATAAAAAAACAATTATGGAACAAGGTTACAAATACGACAGGTCTAATTTCATTAACAATCCTTTTGATGAAAAATTAATGCAAATATCCGAAAGTATGTCTTTTGCGTTACCAAAATACAAAGCATATAATTTTGTTGGTGGTGCACAAATAACACCATACGCAAGATTAAAACAATGGCTTTTAGAATTGAGAGGTAGAGAAGATGCGGTTGAACATTTAGAATATACAGTAAAAAAAGCTGAATTAGAAATTCAAATGGATGAAGAAAGTAAAGAATTTATTACTGACCCTAAAAGAAAAGAAATGGTTGATTTAACTATTGCAGATAAACGTATTGATTTAAGAAAATTTAATAGAAATCTTAAAGATGCATATAGAGAAAGACAAGGGTTTATTGATTTAATTAAGGAATATTTGGAATCAGATGACGCAATCTTACCTGACGGTACCAAATTAATTGATGTTTTTGGTAATCCAGATTTAGAGGAAAAATATGAAAAAGACTATTGGACAGTTCGTATGGCTAAACAAGCAATGTTAGATATGATTTCATACGGTAGAATTGGTACAGGTAACTTAGATTCAATTCTTATGATGGATCCAGAACAACAAAAACAAGTATTATCTTTAGCGTCATCTTATACAATATCAATTGATAAAAATATTAATCAATTAATGACACAAGCAACAACAAATAGTTTCTCAATTGAGGAGTCGTTAAAGAATCAATTGAGATTAACAGAACCAAATAAAATAGAAACAGAAAAATTATTATAATGACACATATTCTTTTTAAAGTACAAGGAAATACTCCAGGTTATATACATGTAGTTGGAATGTATTTAAATTACAATTATGGTAGAATAGCCGATGAGTACAATGACATGAGAGTTGAATTAAATAAACTCGGCGCAACTGTTATCTCAGAAGAGGTGGCCAAAGGATTTGTTTTTGCTGACATATATAAAGATTATATTAGCGTTAGAACAAACTCACATATCATGGATGAAATCCCACAGTTGGCGGAATCTAGTGAAACAGAAACAGAAAAGGTGAAACATTTTCTTACTGAAGAAGATAAAGCAGCTGGTGTAGCGTTTAATAAAGCCGCAATGAAAAAAGTTGTTGCAGATAGATTCTCCGAAAGATATAAAGAATTAATGGTTGACGCATCAATATTAGAGAAAGATACTTGGGAAGAACAGAAAAGAGAGGCGTTTGGTTGGACGGCTGATGAGGATTATCAAACACCGATAATTGACATTTTGTGTACAGGTAGAAATATTGATAAATCAACATTTGTTCAAAAAATAATTAATAATGTTACAGCATATAACACAAAGTTAGCTAACTTATTATTAGAACAACAATTGTTAGAAGAGAGAATTAAATCATGTGTAACTATTGCTGATTGTCATAGACTTAAGCATGAGAAATTTGGTATCGCATTAAGTAAACAACAAAGAGAAGACGAGAATATTGAAACAACACCTCTCACATTGAGAATGGACTTTTAAATAATTTTTAATGAATTTAGCGATAAACGGAACGTGTGCTAAGGGATGTTCATTTTGTTTCACAAAAGAAGATGCAAGATTAAAACACACGTTAGGAGAAATGGATATAGAAATGGTCGATAAAATTATCGACCATTATCGTCTAAATAACTCCAATGAAGAAATCACCATACTCGGTGGTGAACCAACACAACATTCAAATTTTACTGGGATATTAGATCATATATTTTCTAAAGGATTTAAAGTAAATCTTGTTAGTAATTTTTTATTTGGTAAAACCACCAAAGATTACATAATAGAAAACATTAAAAACATTAGATGGACATTCCCGAATGCTGCGGAACTTAATGAAAAAAATAGGATGGTTATTTTTAAAAAAAACTATCTAGAAATTTATAAGGCATATGCAAATACGTGGGGGTTCGAAGACCACCCCAGATTATATTTGGCGTTAACAATGTCAAAGGATTGGAAAGACAGAAATTTTTACGAATACATTAAATGGTTATATCACGAATTAGATGGTAAAATAAACGCCATAAGGTTAGGTTTAGATCTCACAGGCACATATCTTATCAATAATAAGGAAATGGGTGTCGAGATGACTAAGATACTTAAATTCGGTCTATATAATCAAATAAAGATTACATCTGATTGTCAAGTACCTCCATGTCTTTGGGAGGGTAAAACAAAGGGTGCCGTAATGGAAAACTCATTAAATTTTGCTACATTCAAAATCCCTGAGTATGAAACCATATGTGGGTTTATGCCGTTAGATATATTCCCAGACGGAAGTTCAATCCATTGTTACCCATTAGAGGATAAAGTAAAGATTAAGAATGTTTTGGAAATATCAGGAAAAAATGGTATCTTAGGTCTAAGAGAAGAGTTCGATAAACTTTATATTGATAATCATAAAAATTATTCAATCCCACAAGATTGTTTAGATTGTGTTTTTTATAAGACAGAATGTAATGGAATATGTGGAGGTTGTATGGAAGGTAGCAAATGACAAAGAAAATATTTTCAATACCGTTTAATCCGATGTTGACGGAGGATATGTTCGTAAATAAGTTTTATCCATTCTTAGAAAGAAATAAAGATTGGATTTATGACATTTATTTCACGTGTAGAATACCACCATTCACACAGGATGCGATGGGTGCTGTGTTTAGAGAAGAGGATATAGATGTTATATTTGAAAATGCAATGATAATACAAAAAGCATTAGGTATTAAAATAAGTGCAACGTTCAATAATATTAATGTCTCACCCAAGTATGAAAATTACAAATTGTTTGTTGACAATTTGAAACCATTATATGAAAAGGGTTTAAGGTGTATAACTATCCCACATGGTCATTGGGTTGCTATGGGATTGAAGAAACATTTTCCTGAGATGGAAATTAAAAATACCATATTAAGAAAAGTTGCAACGGGACAAGACTTTTGGTATAATGCGGACCAAGGATTTGACTACATTAATCTCGATAGAATTTTAATGAGAGATGTTGAGGAATTAAAAAACATCAAGAGAGCACAATTAAAATATTATGAGGAGAAAGGTAGATATGTAAAACTATCATTACTTGTTAATGAAGGTTGTTTAGGTAGATGTCCAGTTATGGATGAACACTATTCATATAATAATCTTAGACAACCTAATGAACTACCATATTTTCATCATGAGATATCCAAAGTAACGTGTGAGTACAAATGGGAAAAAGAAATTAACGCATTCTTTTTTAAGGCAGCAACAATACCACCATTTAAAGAGGAGTTTGATGAATTATTAGAATATATCGACGTATTCAAAATGCACGGTAGAGATAGTTTTAATAGATTAGATGAAACAATTGAAATTGTTGACTCCTACGTTGCAAATAGTGAAGTTCTATCCAAGACCTCTGAAACATATTTGGACGGTATTCCATATGATGAATTGAAGGGATGGAGAAATAAAATAAAGAAATGTAAATTCCAATGTTGGGATTGTAATTATTGCGACATAGTTGCCGACCATAAAAAGAAATCTCATGGACTTAATTAAACACATTGACGACTCTATTGAATGGGGTAAACTTGAAGTATCTAAATTAAATCAAGACATACTTGATATCCACGGAATAACAAGTAATAAAGTTAAATGTTTTCTTAATAACATTTGTAATATTGATAATGCAACATATCTTGAAGTGGGTGTTTTTAGAGGTGCGACTTTTTGTTCCGCGGTGTATGGTAATGACATTTATTCGATAGGTATTGACAACTTTATGTCACCTAACTTAACACCAAAAGGTGTAAGTCAAAAAATTGGCAACTACTATAAACATAATATCGACACACCACCACAAGAAGAATTTTTATCGAATGTTAAAAGACATTGTAATGTCGATAAAACATCAGTATATAAAACTGATTATCAAACCTTTGATTTTAAATCACTATCAAATGTTGATATCATTTTTTATGACGGAGAAACAAAATTCCACGATCAATATGTTGCGTTAACCAATATGTTACCAATCTTCTCCAAAGAAACAATTCTTATTATGGATGATTGGAATTGGAACAGTGGGGCTTTTGAAAAGTTTGTTAGTGATAACAACTTATTTATTAGTCATTATAGAGAATTGTACACATCAGGTGAAGACACTAACGATTTCTGGAATGGGTTAGGTATATTTCTTATTGAGCGATAGTTGATTATCTAATATTTTTTGTTTATATTATTATTGTTGGGGAGGTGGGTGAGTGGTCTAAACCAGCAACCTCCGAAGTTGTCATTGGACCTAAAAAAGTCAATCGAGGGTCCGAATCCCTTTCTCCCCGCAAAATAAACTTTTCTTAAACAAAAAACAAAATGAGAAAAACAATCACAATGCTATCGCTAATGTTAGCATTATTGTTTACTACAACGTTGTCATATGGTCAATATAGTAGTAGTGCAATTCAAAAAGGTTCTGAACAATCCTTAAAAGTTCAAACAGACACAACCAATAATCAATTACAAGAAATCATTGTAACGGCAAAGAAAGTCCCGTTAATGACCAAAGTTGGTCCTTATGGTCAACCACTTTGGACAACGATGAGAATGTTTGCATCCACAAGAGTTTATGTGATGAACCCACCTGGTACAGCAATGTACGAAAAATGGTTCGACATTAGACAAAGAAGAAACGGTCCCGCACAAATTAGAATGAGAGATGAATTCACATTCGGATTGGGTAAGAGACTTCAATTAGACTTATATTCTCACACGGTTTATGACGGTGAAAATGGAGATAAGGAATTCAAATGGAGAGGATTCTCCTGGGAATTTCGATATGCACTTGCCGATTGGGGCAAGTTATGGGGTAACCCAACTCTATATTGGGAAACAAAAATGTTAGATGGTCGTTGGGGTATTGAACCAAAATTACTATTAGGTGACAGAATCGGTGAAAAGGGTATTTGGGGTTTCAACGCAATTTATGAAGGTAACCTATCAAGAGTAAAAGAACTTCGTGAAGATGAATATGCATATACAGCATCATACGCAAACATCATCAATAACGATTTAACGTTAGGTGTTTCACATATGTTTAGATATAACGATTTCAATGGTGGATCACAAGAATGGTATGTTGGTCCACTTTTACAATATCGTTTTAGTAACAAAGGTTATTTGAATATTGAACACATGCCTGGGTTAAACCAAGACGCTCATAAATCAAGAACCACAATTATATTTGCATGGAGATTTTAATCAAAGGACAAGAGTTTCTTGTCTATTTAATATTCATTATGTTCGTAACAGGTATCCTCAGAGAAAGAGGATACCTTATGGACATCTTCAGACTGCTTGAACAAAAAGTTAAGTCTAAAAGAATGGTGGTATTTTTAGTATCGTTATTCGGAGGTATATTACCAATACCAGGTAGAGTGGCTTTATCTGCGAGTATGTTAAATAGTATTGCACCCGTTGATAATAAGAAACGTAAGAAGTTTGGTATCATTGACTATTTGTCAACACACCATTATTATTTATGGTCACCAATAGAAAAAACTGTTATTATACCAATGGCGGTATTAGGATTAACCTATACTCAATTCATGTCATATATTTGGCCATTACTTTTGATATCTGTATTGTATATTACATATTATATCTTATCATTAAAAGATGATGAAATAGATATTGAAGTTAAGGATGAACCAATTAATATGCAAAACATAACCATGGTGGTTATACCATTTTTGGTAACCATATTAATGTGTGTGTTTCTTACCAAATATTATTTTGGGTTTTTCACTGGATTTACGGCATGGTTGGTATATTACTCTAAGAGTTGGAATAAAATACTTAGTTACATTGATTGGGAACTAATATGGATTGTTGGTTTGGTTATAATTTTAGGTAACATTGTTGGGTCTTATTACGATGTAATAGAATTATATATTAAACAATATGGTGAACCTGAACATATTATAATTGTTTCTGTGTTAGGATTTTTAGCGTCATTTTTATTGGGGTCTTCAGCAAAATATGCGGGTATTGTTAGTTTACTGACGAGTGTGTTTGGTATGCAATATTTCGTTCTATTCTTTACTTTGGAGTATTCAGCATATTTGATTTCCCCATCTCATAAATGTTTACCCATAGGTCAGAAGTATTTTCATACTGGTTTTATGACCTATTTGAAAGCTCTAATTGTATGGATTTCGTTAATGATGACGTACGCACTTTTAACGATTATATAGTGTTTACTTTTTTGAAAATAAGATATATATTATAAAAGATAATTAAAAATTTATGGAAAAAATCACATTAAAATTAGGAGACGTTCTACAATTAGAAAGTGAAATAAACGGATACACGGACCCACAAACCGGAGAACAAGTATTTGAAGGATTTAGTAAACAAAACCTTTCAATCATTTTGAAATACGAATTGAGTGACTTTTCAACAGAACTTAAAGGTGAGAGAAGTAAGGTTGAAACTTTAAGAGATGAATTAATCAAAAAGTATGGAGAAGAAGATGGTAATGGCGGCATCTTGGTAAAGATGTACAATGAAGTTAAAGACGACGAAGGTAATGTAACCGGTAAAGTTATTAACCCTCAATACATCGAATTTGATAATGAATACGGTGTACTTTTAAATCAGGAAATTGAAATTGAATATCCTGAAATCACAAAAGAAGATTTGAAGGATGCGGGTAAAACAAAAGACAAGTATCAGGTACTATTTAAACTGATTAAAAAGGAAGTAAAAAAAGAAGGAGCTAATTAATCTCCTTTTTTATTTCTATTAACATATTACCTATATTGTATTGTCCGGGTTCATAAAGAGGTAAAGATAACCTTAATCGGTTCAAAGTATAGATGTCTTCATCTGTGAATGGAGCGGTTTCATAAATCATTACGTCAACGGTGTCTGTAAGGGTAAATTTCGACCTTAAATCATATCGTGTATTCTTTTGTTCATTCTCAATATAATCCTCAGGAATGTCCCCTAAATCGATTTTATCGAAGAATAATTCAATCTCATACATCCTACTCTTATTTCTAGTTGTTAATCCCATTGAGAAGGTTTTATATTTAAATTCCTTCTCTTCCCAATACCTAATCTCATTAAACGCTGAGAATGGTAACCCCCATTTCCTAACGAAGTTTCTATTTGAACAAACCTCATATATTTTTCTTTGGTCTCTATAGTCATCACTGAATCTAGATGTTTGCGAAACAAAATGATAAGTGATTGCACAGTCCGTGGTTTTAAGTTGATACCCTTTTAGTTTCGCACGAATTAGAAAATCATCATCTTCGCAGAAACATGGAACAAAACTAAACCCATCGAAACCACCAATGTCATCAAACATTTTCTTGAACCCACTCATAAAGAAAACAGCACCATCATATATGTTGCAGTTATCCTTATTCTCTTGAACGTATTGTTCAAATAATGTATGGTTGAAATTGTGGAATGATGAACCTAAATCTAATAACACTTTACCAGGTCTCTTATGACCTTTAAAGATAGGAGGTTCGATTGTGGTATACGATAGTAAAGTGTTCGGGTTCTCATCCAATAACCTATCTAAGTTCTCTAAGAATTGTTCACCGATTACCATATCATTATGAATCAACACCAACTTCTCCGTGTCAACTAATTTAATACCGGCGTTATAGGTGTCAGAAAATGTTAACCTTTCATCATCGTGAAAATATGAAACATACTCATCGTCCAAAGATTCTAACCATTCTTTAGTTCCATCTGAAGATCCACCACTACTAATTACTAATGGTGTTTCAGGATATAGTTTACGTAAATGATTATAACAATCCTTCGTTAAATCTAATTTATTTAATACCGCTAATACGAATGTTATATTCATTTATTAATTTCTTTATTTATAAAATCTAATGCCGATGCAATTACTTGATGCATATCATAGTATTTGTATTCCGCCAACCTACCACCGAATAAAATCTTATCATCTAGTTTATTCGCTTCTTCTTTATATTTTGAATATATCTCAGTATTCGTTTTATCGTTCACAGGATAGTATGGTTCTGTCTCACCTGCTTTATATGTGTGAGGATATTCCCAAGAAACCCAAGTCGTTGGCGTGTCGACACTTTCAAAGTGTTTATGTTCAATTACTCTAGTATGTTCTATTTCCTGTTCGGTATAGTTCATAAGTGGAGTTCCTTGATAATTCGATGTTTCAAAATGTTTATGTTCAAACCTAGTTGTTTTATATTCCAACTCACCAAATTTATAATCAAAGAACCTGTCAATCGGTCCAGTGTAAATTACTTTAGTGTGTTCAGGTAATTCATCTTTAAAATAATCAACACCTAACCTCACTTCAATACCATTCAATAGTTTTTCAAATATTTGAGTGTACCCACCAATTGGAATACCTTGATATTTGTCATTGAAGTAGTTACCGTCAAATGTAAATCTAACCGGTAATCTAGTTATAATTTCTTTTGGCAATTCTTTTGGGTCTTTCTTCCATTGTTTTGTTGTGTACCCTTTGATTAGTTTCTCGTAAACGTCTTTTCCAACCAACTTAATTGCTTGTTCTTCTAAGTTAGTAGGTTCACCAATTTCTTTAGATTGACTCTCAATAATAAGTTTAACTTGTTCTGGAGTTGTAACGTTCCATAACTTATTGAATGTCCACATATTAAAAGGTAAAGAATATAATTCATCTTTATAATTTGCAACCGGGTTCAATCTAAAGTTATTAAATTCAACGAATTGATTAATCCATTTCCATACCTCTTCATTAGATGTGTGGAACACGTGAGGACCATATGTGTGGACATTGATACCATCTTTATTTTCGGTGTGACAATTACCACCTATATGATTTCTCGAATCAATAACTAAAACTTTTTTCCCGATTTTATTAAGTTCGTATGCACATATTGAACCAAAAAATCCAGAACCTACAATTAAATAATCGTATTTCATTTATTCTTTTTTTAAGGTCTAGTTGTGACCCATATATAATATTTATCTTCAAATTTTTTGATAAAGTCATTTAAAAACTCCTCATTATTGAAATATGTACTGTCAAACAAATATAAATCAAATTGTTTATTTGAAATGAAATCAAAACAGTAATCAATAAAAACTAGTTTATATTTAAAAACAATATCATAAAATTGATTTATTGATTTAGATGCAAAATCGTACCCTAATTTATTTTTAAAATTTTTAATACGATCGATAGGTAAATTTTCGTCTAATGTTAATTGATCTAAACTAACATAATATGAATTAGGTGTGTTTTTCAATAAAAAACCTAAATTTGTTTTACCAACCATTGACTTACCCTTTAATATCATTAATGTTGGTTTCTTATCTATACATTCTCTAGGTTTAAATGGGTGGTCTATCTCCATATAAAAATTTTTTTAATCATATACCATTTAATGCGTCTTTATGTTCTTGTGGAATTATTTCTAATTTACTTCCTATGTTGTTAAAATATTTTAAAACACCTTCCCTATCACCTATTCTATGTTGGAAACCGATACCATCGCCATCATTCTTTAAATTCCATTTGGTTGCTCTTTCTTCGTGTCTCTTTAACATAAAATTAAAATCACATCTATGTAAATGAACAAGTTGTAAATTGTATTTCTTATCAACCTTAGTATTCTGACTGAAGTGAAAACCCCAAACCCATTTAATTGGTATCTTTGATAATAATGTTTTGTGGTATATCGGATCATTAAACCATTGATTTCTATGTTTGAATATCTCATCACCTGGTTCTAATTCTTTTTCAACCCCAATGTTCTCCATTACCTCCTTAGCGGTACAGGTTTGTACTATAGATAGGGTATCTAATAAAAATTCATCAATAACTTCATTTAAAGGTTTACCTAATGTGTAAATCAATTCATCCGATTCCGCAAATAAAACTGATTCATATTCTTCAAGCAATTTAACTTGAAAATTTTGAACGGTGTCAACCAACCATTGGTGATCAAAAGCCAATTCGTTTACAATCAATTCAACATTAACATCTAAACCTTCTGTTGAACCATCTGTAGATTGATGATTTAAGATGTAAATGTCATCGTTATTAAAGTATTTTTTATAATGTTTTAACCATATTGGTAAGAAGTAATTTTCATTCTTTACAATAGTAAAAACTGCACATTTCTTTTTAATTGTGGACATATAGATATTTTTTTATTATTTTTCTTTTACCAAATGGATATTGAGTTAGGTAATCCTCAACAAATAATCCATCAGCGTTTATTTTCGTTACGTCTAATTCCATATCTTTAGCTAATCTTTTTTTAACCATAAAATTACCAATATCAATATGACCTAATATTGGTTGAGATTTAATTGCAACATAATCCTTATTTTTCCAATTATGAACCATATTACAATAAACAAATATGGTGTTGTGAGTTGCAACTTTTAAAAATTCCTCAACAAAAGTAGGAACGTAGTAGTTATCCTCTCCCGTCATAATAACCCACTCTTCTTTAGAGTTTTTTAATCCATAATTTCTTGGAGTATGTCCCCAATCGTTATACCTTTTTTCTAAAATTGTGAATTTTATTTTATCACTATCTTTATAAAAATTCATGATTTTGTCTAAAGTACCTTCAGGTGGACAATCAGCAACAACATGTATAGACCAATTTGGATTAGTTTGAGCAAATATTGAACTAATAATAGTCATTAAGTGATGTACCCTATTATAGGTTGGTATTATAAACTCAATCTTCATTTCTCTTTAATATAGTTAATCCGTTGTTATTTGTAAACCTTTCGTGGACTAACCAATGGGGGTTTTCAGATAAGAACTCTTCAATTGCGGGCCATAAACCAGGATGACCATTTTCCCCTTTAGTTTCAAATATTGTAGTGTCGTGGAATCCAATGTATTTTCTAGCTTTATTACCGTGTAGTGTTAATTCTGTTTTTAATTGTTGGTAAACGTGCCAAGTATCAATAAAAAGAAAATCAGTTTCATCAATTTCAATTACAGTAGTGTCACCTAATTGAAATTCAAAATCAACATTTTTTTCTTTGGCCAATTCAACTAAGTCTTCAACTTTAATTCCGTGTTTTTCAACGGGGTTAATGTCAATTGATATTAATTTTTTAGGTCCCCCCATCATAAAGGCGTAAGTTGATACCACCCATCTAACTCCCATTTCGGTAATGTGGTCACACTCCTCAGCGTATTTCTTCAATGTTGGTAAGTGTTCATTAATGTCCGATGGAGTTGAACATCTTTGATTGTATATTTCTTCTAGTTTCATATTCTACTATATAAATCGTTTTGTTGTTCTTGTTTAGTTATGTTTTTGTAATGTTTAATACAATACGATTCTTCATCTGACGGTAGTAGTGAATAGTATTTTACACCCACGATTCTTTCGTGAACTCTTCCCATCCATTCCATACCTTTCTTGTAAATTCTACCTTGAAAGTCTGGAAAATTAATTCTACCTAAATCGTCAACTCTCCAATTCCACTTATCAATGTGGTCTTGGGTTATCCCATCCACTAGGTTTATTCTAGGAAGAAAAAATAATTCAACTTCCTCATTCATAGAGATAATTTCATTAACATTCTTTACCATATATTCACTAATCATTTCATCCGCGTCCAATTGAAATATATAATCACCAACACAATAGGAATTTAATTTATTCTTCCAATCGGCAAAGTTATAATCGAAATCCAAACCTCTCCAAGTCTGAACATTTGGTAATTTATTATACGGTAATAAAAAATCAAGAACATCTTGTTCACCATTTTTTTGGTCAAACAAAATAACAATCTCATCTTGAGGTCGTTTATGTTTTAATAAAAATGGAACTAATTGTTTAATCTCATTTAACTCTTTGGAAACAGTTATAGCAAAACTTATTTTCATAAACTATCTATATAATTTTTTAATCTATTTTCTGGTGACCAACCTAAACGGTCAATCGCATCATTATTTTCACGTAGAGTTATGCGGTAGTTACCTTTCTGATCTTCAATGTGTAACTTCTCACACCCAAACTTTTCTTTAAAGATTTCATAAACTTCAAGAATGGAGTAGTTTGTACCAGTACCTAGTTCCCAAGCGTCCTCGTGTTTTTCATTATTAATACCCACTCGATATAATCCATCCACAATGTCAATAACGTGAGTGAAATCTCTTCTTTGATTCCCATCTCCAACAATAGTAATTGGTTCACCATTCATAACTTGTCTTCTCCATATACCAATAACCGCAGCCCAATCACCATTCACAATTTCATTTGGTCCATAAACATTATAAAACCTAACGATTTCAATATCCATACCGTAAACCTTTCTATACATTTTACAAATCTCTTCACCCATATGTTTATAACAAGCGTATGGTGATTGAAATGGGTCGTGCCATCTCGACGACGAACCTGCATAAACAACCTTAGCATTTATTTTCTTTGCAAACGAACAAACACTTTCAGTACCAATTGTATTAACTCTGAAAGTTTCTGTTGGATTTTTAAACGATGGTTGGATTCTACTTAATCCCGCTAAATGATAAATCATATCAAAGTCTTTATCCATTAAATCAATCGATTCAATGTCTCCCGTATGGTAGTTACATCCATCTACGTGATTAGATACTAACCCACTATCGTAGTTGTCAATAGACTCTACATTATGTCCTTCAGATACTAATCTTTTAATTAGGTTGGTTCCAATGAACCCCGCTCCCCCTGTTACTAAAATTTTCATATTATGCTCTTAATCCTCCGTTTATTTCTCTTGTTAATCTTCTTAATATATCTTCATCTATGGTTCTGGCAATTTCCGCTGATAACATTCTTGTTAGTTCTTGTTCCGCGTTAACTGTATTATAATTAATCAAATCATCTGACACTTCAGTAGTCCAGGATGCGGTTAATGTTGGTTTAGAAAACCCTTTAAAAAATGTGAAGTTTCTCATTGTCTTTCTCTAGCGAATAATTTAAAAATTCTACCATCATCATTAAATGACATATTACTATTAGTTGTTGGACTTAAACGAATATGACATTCATTTGGCCCTGTTGCAAATACCACGGGTTCCTCGTTGTCGAATTGAAAACAAAACTCAACATCATTAATTGTTTCAGGTCTTCTTAATGTTAATAATTGAGTGGGTTCTAAATTTAAAAACATATCTTGTTTACCAGTAAAGAACTTGAATGTCATTAGTTAACTTTTGTTAATTTTGGTAAGACCAATTTATGTTCTTTTGATTGAACTGTATTTTGTTTTAAGATAGATTCAAACTTGTCTTTCATTTTATCTAACGTAAAATTTTCAGAGTTAAACTCTCTAAGTGATTCTGATTTCTGTAGAAACTTATCATAGTCTTTTTGTACCAACTTTAACACCTCAACAAATTCGTTATAGTTAGCCGTGAACCATTTAGAACCTTTAATAATAAAGTCATCAATTACCGAATCATGAACCTCAGTTAATTTACCGCCAACCATTATTGCCTTATCCATTGGTAGGAAATCCTTATGACCAGACCAATTAGATGCAATTACAGGTTTACCCGTCATTGTAAATTCTAATAACGGTCTACCAAATCCTTCACCTTTCGTTAATGAAACCATAGATTTAATTTTTGGGTGGTTATAAAGTTCATTCATTTCACCATTGGTTAATTCACCAAATAGAAGATAAATTGATGGAGGTGTGGTGGTGTCACTCTGTTTAACAATATCTTCAATCTTTTTCCTAAATTCTTCTCTTTGTTTAACTGAGAAAGATGCTGACGATGTCTTAAGAACTAAAGCAGGTTTAACCTCTTCATCTTTAAATGCTTCCACGAAACATCTAATTAACATCCCCACATCTTTACGGTCCTGACCCAAATCACCTTTCAACCAATGACCCACAAAAAGATACGCAAAATCTTCCGTAATATCAACATCGATACCTTTATATTCGTTATTATAAATGGATGTATCTACACCTTCAAATAATACCGATATCGGTTTTTCTATACGATGTTGTTTAATTAACTTACCTGTAGTATTTTCAGTTTCATTGTAAACTGTTTGTAACAAAACATCTCTAGAAAATGTGGAGGTGGTAATGATGTGATCCATCTTATTACAACCATCAACCCAATTTTTAGGTGCAACCGTAGTTTCAATACCAGCGGTTACCCCAATGTTAAATTTACCAACTCGTTGAAATTCATTAGGTACGGTTACCTGAATATAAATTTCAGGTTGTTCCGTTATGGATGTAATGATGTTATCGTTAATCCATTTATGGAATTCATTTCCTTCTTCTAATGCTGTAAATGGAGTACTACCCCATCCACAACTGTCTATTTTAATATTAAACAAGTCCATTTTATAAAGTGCTTCAAGTAAGTCTCTTGAATGTGCACCGTACCCACTTCTTGTTTTTACTGGTCCTCTAAATAATAAAAATGGTTTAATCATATTACTTTGTATGTGTTAAATCTTTTTCTTGGTGTGAATTTTTCTAATGTAGTATCAATACCATCAATCATTTTATCACACATTATTTTATTTGATAGATTGTTAATCATAAACTCTCTACCTTTTAATCCTTTTTCTTTTCTTTTCTTTTTACCAAATTTGTACATTTTCATGATTGCATCGGCAACCTCATTATTATTAACTCTATCGTCAAAAATATATGGTGTTGGTACTGAACCATTTAAATTAATCGCTGATGACCAAACTGGTAAAACCCATTCTCCATGTTTTGTTTGACCTCTCTCACCTTTATGATGTAAAGAACCTACTGAGATATAATCGTCTTCAGTAAAATCAAAACCCATTTGATCTTGTAATCCACCTGTAACATTTGCAATGATTGGTGTACCCGCCATTAAGGATTCTGCGGTAGTTAAACCAAATCCTTCGTTGTTTGCAATGTTGATTGTACAGTCAACTACGTTGTAAAACTCATTTAATTTATCCTGTTCTAATTTAACTCCCGTGAATCTAACATTGTAAGGACAAAGGTCATCGATAACCGCAGGTAAATCCGTTCCATTCTCATCCACCGAGGCTGTGTGCATTAACAATAAACATTTCTCGGCTTTTTCTTTCGGTAACATATCACAGAATAATTTAAATGAATAAATTACATCACTAGGTTGTTTTCTTCTTATGTTTCTATTATTATAGAATAAAACAAAATCATATTTTTTATCTCCGTGAACAAACTTAGTCACTTCCTCACTAATAGTTTCTATAGGTTTAAATGTGTCAGGATTAATTCCGTGTGGAACATAACTTATCTGATGATCCTCTAACGGTTTGAATGTGACTTTATCTGTTTTTTTACCAACACGATGTACAATACCGTAGGTTTGTTTAGAAATACCACCAACCCAATCACAACTTTCATAGAAGTTTCTATTGTATTGTGGGTCTGGTAAGTTATCCCAAATGTGCCAATATAAAATTGGGACTCGTTGTCTTATTTCG